CTCCCCCGAGGGTAGGCCCGGCGTTTGTGTAGGGCCAGCGACCCGCTGAGCGGGGCTGGCCCTACGTCTGTAGCGGAGAGACCCCTACGCCAGCGGCGGAGGCTATAGGACTCCTGACCTCGATGTCGCTGAACGCTTGACACATCACAGTCATGACGGTAATGTAATCCATGGTGGGAGAGGCCCACTTTTAGGGGAGGCAGATATGACCGAGATCGACCTGGAGAAGTGGCTCTCCGAGACCACCGAGCTGGGCACGGTCCAGCGCGCCCTCGTCCGAGAGCAGGCCATCCGCGCGATCGTGGCCGAGACCGGCGAGGAGAGGCGGCACGTCGTGGACACGATGGACGCCCTGGACTCGATGGATCGCGAGGCCATCCTGGACCTGACCGAGGGCGAGCCCACGACCCTCGTGGACGCGCTGAGCCGGTACGTGGACGTCCTGGAGGGCCGGGACGAGATCGTGCCCCGGGACGGCATCGTGGGCGACCTGAGCGCGTTGCTGCGGCACCGGTGGCCGGGCGTGCCCGGCGCCGAGGAACTGGCCCGCGAGATCCACCGGGCGTACGTGCGCCAGGAACCGCGCGAGGTGGTCCCGTGGGAGGAGCTGAGCGACGAGGAGCACGCCCTCGCGGCGGCCACGATCTCGGACCTGATCGGGCGCGGCGTGCTGAGCAAGGTGACCGTCTGATGGCCGATGTCGAACTCCGGGAGTTCTGGCTCGGGCTCACGCCGTACACGGTCATCGAGGTGCGCGCCGCCAGCGACGGGTCCGACAGCCCGTCGATCTACGTGACCGAGGGCGGAGGAGCCGAGGAACAGCGGCTGGGCCTGGCCACGCTGGCGCTGACCGAGAGCCCGCCGGAGCGCTCCCCGCTGGCGGAAATGCTGCGCGAGGTCGCGGCCGACGAGGAGCACGCCAGCCCGGCGGCACGCGCGGTCCTGGAGCGCATCACGCGCGAGTGCAACCCCGAGTGGCGCGCGTTCGTCCTGGGAGAGCAAGCGTACTGAGCAGCCCAAACAGGTTGACCCCTCCCCTGGGTTGCATACCTTGCAGTCGGTACGGTAAGGTTTTACCAGACAGCAAGAACCGAACAGGGGAGGGGACCGAATGCGGACCCGAATCAGAGTCAAGGATCTGACCAGGCGCCAGTGGGACTGGCTCCAGGGACAGCTTCAGGTGGAGTACCAGTTCGCCTCGTTCGAGCCGCGCGCTTGCGCCGAGTTCGAGCTGGCGCCACAGGCCGAGGTGCGCCACGTGGAGATGCCGCTCCCGGCGTTCGTGGGCCTGATGATGGTGCTTCACTCGCTCGGCATGGCCGAGGAGCTGGCGACCGCGCGGCGGCCGGTCCTGCCCACGCCGGAGATGGTCCGCAACCTGAGCGCGAAGGACGCGGCACAGCTCGCGGTCGAGATGAACCGCGATCGGGCGTCGGACGGATCGATCGGCGAGGCCCGCGTTCAGGTCCCGGCGGAGGGCTACCGGTGCCAGCACCACGTGCCGCCGCACTTCTACGACTGTCGTCCGAGCCGGTGAAGGTCGCCGGGCTGGACCTCTCGATGACCGGTACCGGCGTCTGCCACACGGACCCGGACGGCGGCCCGTGCTGGCACCTGATCAAGACCAAGGGCACGCGGGACGACCGGCTCGTGGTGATCCGCAACCAGGTCCGCGAGTACGTGATGGGCCACGGGTTCGTGCTCATCGAGGGCTACCTGAACAAGAGCATGAGCGCCGGTATCACCGGGATGGTGCACGGCGCCGTCCGCTCGATGCTCATCGAGGAGGGCATCCCGTACGCCACGCTGCCCCCGAGCAGCCTGAAGAAGTACGCCACCGGATCGGGCGGAGTCGGCTCGAACAAGCTGGTCATGTCCGTGGAGGCGTACAAGCGCGGCGGAGTGGAGTTCGGCGGGGACGACAACACCTGTGACGCCTGGTGGTTGTGGGTGGCCGCCAGCGACCAGTTCGACCAGGCCCCGTTCGTGCTCCCCATGGTGAACCGAGAGTCCTTGACCAAGATCAAGTTGGAGGCGTGAGAGGTGGACCTGAAGCTGATCAAGCGGCGCCGTAAGGCGATCGAGCAGGCGGCCCCGTGCGTCGGTTGCGGGTCCACCCTGGCGTCCTGCAAGGCACAGCGGGGGAAGGACCCGACGGCGCCGCCGTGGTTCGGGTGCTGCGCGCGAGGGCTGGGGATGGTCCCGTGTGATCACCGGCCGGACCCGGCCGCGCTGGCCGCTCTGCTGAAAGAGATCGAGTCCGGCACCGTCCGCGACGAGGCGGACATGCTGCTCGACTCGATCGAGGAATACCCGATGACCGGGCGCCGCTCGATGCGCGCCCGAGTGATGGCTATGGCCACCGAGAGCTGGCCGGACGACGTACCGATGGGTGGGCACTTCTGATGATGACCGCTGTGACCGTGACCCTGCCGTTCAAACGGGCCACGCCGGGCGCGCTGCTCTACGCGCTGCCCGACATGAAGAACACGATCGTGTCGAGCGTGTACGTCCGCAAGGACAAGCTGCGCGCCGCCGGGTTCGAGGGCGACTGGCCCGCCGAGATCACGGTGACCGTCCAGGTCGCGGACCCGGTGAAGGCATGAGCCGAGACCGGGGCTACGTCCACCGGCGGCGAGAGGATCTCCAGCAGCTCTTTTTCACCCAGCGCAAGGCCGGTGAGACAACGGCCCGAGCGCTGACCCGGACGATCCTGGAGGCGACCCAGGTCCAGATCACGGGGGATGTCCTGGACGCGTTCGTCTCCACTCTGACCGCGACCCGGGACCTGGAAGAGTCCCTCAAGATGGCGTTTAACAAGGCCGGAATCGGAGTCACGAAGTGAGCGACGTGTCCGTGGCGTACACCCCTACCGAGATCCGGGCGCGCGAGCGGGCTGGCCGCGCCGCCCTCCAGGCTCGCCAGGTGGACAACTATCTGGCGCGGTCCGGCGGGCGGCTGGGTTGCCAGCACCCGGTGCACCGGTTCGCACAGGTCCGCGACAGCCCGGCCCGGCTGATCCTCCCCGAGTGCGCCGGTCGTGAGGCGTGGCTGGCCGCCCGGCTGGACGGCATCGGCGGGTCCGAGGTGGCCGCCCTCGTCGGGATCTCCGAGTACGACACGGCGTTTTCGATCTACCGCAAGAAGACCGCGACCGAGCCGGACGCCGAGCTGACCGGCGCGCCCATCGAGTGGGGGCACCGGCTGGAGGACGTCGTGGCCGAGAAGATCGCGGACGAGATCGGCATGGTGTCGCGGTTCGGGGGAGGTCTCTGGGCCAACCCGGAGAAACCGTTCCTCCGGGTGACGCCGGACCGGTTCGCCACGAAGGCCCGGAGCTGGAAGGCGGAGGCGCTCATCGAGTGCAAGACCGCCGGGGACGGGTCCGAGTGGCAGTCCGGCACGATCCGGCCGGGCGGGCTCGGCACCGGCTCGGCGCCGCTGAACTACCAGGCTCAGTGCCAGTGGCAGATGGGCATCATCGGCCTGGACCGCGCCTACCTCGGGTGCCTCGTGATGGGCCGCGAGCGGGAGTTCTTCACGGTGGAGATCCACTTCGATCCGGAGTGGTTCCGGGAGCTGGCCGACGAAGCCGAGCGGTTCTGGGTGACCAACATCCTGGGGGACGAGATCCCCATGCACGACTTCCGGCACCCCAAGACCGAGGAACTGCTGAAGCAGATCAGCCCGGTGGTCGTGAGGCCCGTTACCGACCTCCCCTCGGATGCCGAGGAGTGGCTGAAGGACTACCAGAAGGCCCTCGCCGCCAGCAAGAAGGCGGAGGCCGACCTGGACGAACTGAAGAACATGTTCCGCATGTGGACCGGCGACGCGGCAGCGGCCTACTTGGGCGACAGCAAGGTGGTCAGCTACCCGGCGGTCAGCTCCACCCGGATCAGCGTGGAGGCGCTGAAGCGCGACTACCCCGAGGTGGCGGAGGCGGTCACGGAACGGTCGTCCTACCGGCGGATGACGATCACGGTTCCCAAGCACCTGAAGGCGAAGAACCCCAGCTCTTGACCGTGATGTGTCAAGGTTGCGACCAGGTAGCGATGCCTGTAACGTAGTCCCCGCAAGGCCGACGGACCCCCTAGGCCGAGCAACCCCGGGCCTGTTTCGCGGCTGGCCCGGCGTTACGTAGCTCAACGGCAGAGCACCCCGTGCACGGGGGATGTCCGGGTTCGAGTCCCGGCGTAGCGCGAGCGGTCCGAGGTTCGCACAAGACCGGTCTGATCAACTCAATGCGGACGCCCTATGCGGCTGGGGTTAAGAGAGCCGATGCACGACAGGGGGAGCAGCCCGCCAGAATCTGCTCGGCCCGGCCGGGCCGGTCTCCACGGGACGCAGACCCAAGCCCGGCCGGGTCGCACCAACAACTGACAGCACACAGCGCAGCGCACAAACAGAGGAGGCCCTCGTGGCCGGTACCGCCAGCAAGACCGTTTCGACTGCTCCCCTGGACGAGGCGGATGGCCTGTTCGATCAGCTCGGCACCGACGGTGTGAAGGCCACCTCCACCGAGGAGGACCTGTTCGCCGGGGTGGACGACCTGCTGGACACGGTCGAGGAGGACGACTCCGAGGGCTGGGTGCCCAAGGAGAAGGGCGAGGGCATCGCCGGGGTGGTCGTCAAGATCAGCCAGACCCGCTCGGACTTCGCCAAGGACGGCGAGGACCCGATGTGCCCGACCGTCACGCTGGAGTGCAAGGACCCGGAGAACTCGGGTAAGACGATCAAGTACCGCGTGATCGGCTACGGCTCCGTGCTGAAGCGGGAACTCCAGGAGCAGAACCCCCAGGTGGGCGACCTGATGGCCGTCAAGTACTGGGGCGAGAAGATCCTGAAGACCGGCAAGTTCCAGGGCCGCCCGTACAAGCACTTCGGGATCGTGGTCCGCCACAAGAGCTGACCCAGGCTCGCATCACCTCTCGGGCCGTCCGGCGTGGTTCACACCGGGCGGCCCGTTCCCGTTCATCCCCTGGAGAGGCCCTCATGTTCAAGCTGACCCGCAAGTTCCCGAACGGCACCGTGCTGGTGCTCGGCATCCGGTACGACCGCCAGGAGGACGCACAGGACACGCGCGGCATGGCGCCGCCCAAGGTGTTCACCTACGCCGCGCTGAAGACCGGCGGACTCTGGTACCTGACCGGCTCGGGCCAGGTGCCCACGGCCGCCGGGTGGCCCGCCGTCGAGCGCTGGCTGGAGAAGCACGGCCGCGTGGTCGAGTGGGTCCGTGTCGCCGGTTCGTGGGACGCGGTCTATCCGGCCGACCTCCCCGAGGTGCCGACCCCCTGACAGTGCACTGTCACGAACTGACCGGCACCACTCTTTGACACTTCACAGGCGGGACGGTAAGGTAACTGCCATGACGACAACCGAGCACGACACGAACGCGACGGACCACGAGGCCACGTGCCTCATGTGCGCCGTCCGCGCGCTGACCGAGGGCGACCCGGCCGTGACCTGGTTCCCGTCCGAGCCGGGCGCCACGATCTCCGGCGTGGTCCTGCGGATGGGCGAGACCGCCGGTCTGGTTGGGCCGGTCCCGTTCGTGGACCTCTGGACCGGCGGGACCGGCCGGGTCCGCATCAAGGCGTTCGCCTCCTCGCTGCGGCACGCGCTGTCCGGCGGCGCTCCCCAGATCGGGGACCGGCTCCAGGTCTGGTTCGACGGGGAGACGATCATCGAGCACGGCGCAATGAGGGGCCGCCCGTACAAGCGGTTCAGCGCGAACGTCCAGCGGGGGCACTGATGTTGGAGCTGCGCGACTACCAGGAGCGGACCCTGGACGCGGTGGACCAGGCCGAGCGCGAGGGCGTCCGGCGCCCGCTCGTGGTCCACCCGACCGGCACCGGCAAGACCGTGACGTTCGCGGCGGCCGTGCACCGGCGCGCCGACCGGGGCCGGTCCATCGTTCTGACCCACCGGGAGGAGCTGGCGACCCAGGCCCGCGAGAAGCTGGCCTGGCAGGCGCCCGAGCTGCGGACCGGGCTGGTCAAGGCCGAGCACAACGATCTGGACGCCGACATCATCGTGGCGTCCGTGCCGACGATCCAGCGGGACGGCCGGATGGCTCAGCTTCTGGAGTCGCTCCGGCGCCGCCCGCTGGCCACGATCATCGCTGACGAGGCGCACCACGCACCGAGCCCGAGCTGGACCAAGGTACTGACCGCGCTGGGCGCGTTCAACCCGTACGGTCCCCTGGCCGTCGGGTTCACGGCCACGCCGGAGCGCGACAACGGCAAGACCCTGGGCGTCTGGCAGAAGGTCGTGGACTTCATGTCCATCCGGGAGGCGATCTTCCGGGGGTTCCTGGTCCCGATCCTGCCCGCCGTGGTGGTCGAGACCCGGATGGACATGACCAAGGTCCGCAAGACCGGCGGCGACTACTCGGACGGCGACCTGGGCCGGGAGCTGGAGGACTCCGGCGCCATCGAGCAGATGGCGGACGCGGTCATCGAGCACGCGGCCGACCGTAAGGGGCTGGCGTTCCTCCCCACGATCAAGACTTCGGAGCTGCTCGCCGCCGCGCTGGTGGCTCGCGGCATCCGGGCCGAGCACGTGGACGGCAACACGCCGACCGAGGAGCGCAAGGCCATCCTGACCCGGCTGAAGCACGGCACCACCCAGTGGGTGACGAACTGCGCCGTGCTCACGGAAGGGTTCGATGAGCCGTCGATCGAGTGCGTGCTCATCGGCCGCCCGACCAAGTTCCACGGGCTCTACGTCCAGATGGTCGGCCGGGGTACGCGGCTGTCCCCGGGGAAGACCAACCTGCTGGTCATCGACATCGTGGGCGCCAGCCAGCGCCACGAACTGATCGGCGTGGTGGACCTCGGGCTGGACCTGGACGACCAGCGCAAGAAGAAAGAGGGCGAGACCGAGCGCCAGGCGTGCCCGACGTGCGAGGTCCCGTGCGAGGTGGTGACCCACCGGTGCGCGCTGTGCCATCGTTACCTCCCCGTGGGCGTGACCCGGGACGGCGGCACACGGCACGACAACTGCCAGGCTGGCCGCAAGGGCACCGTGGACGTGTTCGGGTCTTCCCGGCTCTCCTGGCTGCCCGTAGGCCCGGCCTGGGTGCTCGGCGCCGGTCAGGAGATCGTCATCATGGCTCCGACCCTGGAGGACACCTGGCGGCTGGCGAGCTACGCGGACAACCGGCTGACCGTGCTCCACGAGGCCCTGCCGTCCGACTGGGCGATGGGCATCGGGGAGGACCGGGCTAAGGCGTTCCAGAAGCTGGCCGAGCGCAAGGCCCGGTGGCGCAATGAGCCCGCCTCTCCGGCACAGCGGAACAAGCTCATGGCCGAGGGGCTGCCCGCCGCCGCGCTCCCCCGGGTGAAGACCAAGGGCCAGGCGGCCGACCTGCTGACCCGGATCCAGGGCCGCCGGGCGGCGAAGCGGATGGGCATCACGGTCTAGGCTTGCCACCAGACCGGCACGGCTGTAAGGTTCACTTCCCAGGCGGGGGGACGGTCAGTTCCCCCGCCTCACACACCAGAGGACGGGGAGGTCCAGACATGGTGAGGACGTTGGCGGAGGTCCACGCGGACCGCGTGACCGTGACGGTCACCTTTGACGATGCAATGTCAGAGCGGCTCTACACGGCCGCCGAGGTGGGCGACGCACAGGCCGGGGAGGCCGAGCTGGTGGCTAAGCCCCTCCAGCGCCGGATCGCCGAGCTGGAGAGCGAACTGGTTCGCCGGACTATCGAGCGCGACCAGCGCGAGGCCGCACGCGCCACCCTGGAGCGACAGGTCCACCTGTACGACGTGGACCGCAAGACCGAGCAGCAGCGCGCCGACAAGAACCAGACCTGGGCCGAGAGCGCCGAGAAGGTGGCGGCCAAGCTGCGGACCGAGCTGGAGGAGTCGCGCGCCCTCGTCGCTCAGCGGGACAAGGCCCTGGACCAGGCGACCGACGACCTGGCCGCATTGGTCAGCCAGCGCCGCGATCGGGACCGGCTGCTGGAGATCAGCAAGAAGAACGAGGCCACCGCGCTGGCACAGGTCGCCGTGGCGGGCCACCGGACGGAGTCCGCCGAGACCGCGCTCCACGAGGCTCAGCACGAGATCCAGAAGTTGAGCCGCACCATCGGCCGGGTGGCGGGCGTGGTGATGGGCAACGACATCCGGATCATCCTGGACGGCGGCGAGACCAACCCGGAGCGGCTGGCCAGCTCGGTCCGCAAGGTCCGTGACATCGTGGGCGCTCCGTTCCCGTACGGTCCCCCCACTCCCCCCGTCCAGTCCGAGACCCAGGCGTAAGGTCTGAGAACGGAGCCGGGCCGGAACCCCGCGAGGGGAACCGGCCCGGAGTAGATCGACCTGGAGAGGAAGACCAAACTGTGGCCGACGATAACACAGCCCGACTGACCCCCGAGCACGCCGAGTACCTGGCGGCTCAGGCCGTGAATATCGAGCTGGCTCTATCGCTGGGTGTCCGCTCGCTGCTCACCCGCGAGGACAACCCGACCGAGGGCGTCTGGGGCAACTGGGCGAACCACCCGGCCATCCTGTTCCCCTGGACCAGCCCGGACGGCCGGATCGAGTACCAGGTGCGCCCGGACGACCCGACCCAGGACAGCCGGGGCCGGGATCGCAAGTACGTGTTCGCCCGCGAGATGACGCCGGTTCTCTGGGGCGTCCGCGTGGTGCCCGGCTCGACCAAGGTCCTGATCATCGAGGGGACCAAGCAATGCCTCGCCGGTGCCAGCTACGCGCCGGACGGCTGGTCCGTCTACGGCATCGCGGGCTGCCGGTCGTGGCAGAAGGACGGGATGCCCATCCCCGATCTGGAGGTTGTGGACGGCCGCGAGGTCGTGGTGATCCTGGACGCCGACGCGTCCGACAACCCCCAGGTGTACGAGGCCGGGACGGAGCTGGCCGCCGTGCTGGTGTCCGAGGGCGCCACCAAGGTCCGGTTCGGTCGCCTGGTGGCTACGGGGAAGTCCGGCCTGGACGACGTGCTGGGCTCCAAGGGCGCCGACCGGCGGGCCACCTACATGGCCCGCATCGTGAACGACGCCAAGCCCAAGCCCGCCGACAAGGCACCCAAGGGGAAGGGCAAGGCCAAGGGCGCGCCGGAGGCGGACGACGGACGGGCGACCGTCATCGTCAACCGTGACCGGTTCTCGGTCATCAACGATCTGACCACCGCGCTGCTGGAGAAGTGGAACGCGGTCGAGCTGTTCTGCCACGGCGGAGTGCTCAGCCGCCGCAAGACCGCCACGATGAAGCCGATCGACAAGGGCACGTTCAACGACGTGATTCAGGAAACCGCCATCACGGTGAACGAGAACGAGGGCGCGAACGGCACCACCTACGGCTACGCCTGGCCGGACCCGAACACGATGGCCGCCGTGCTCAGCCGCGCCGACCACTTCGCTCCCCTGGCCCGGATCAGCCACGCCCCGTACGTCCGGCCCGACGGCACGGTGGTGACCGAGCCCGGGTACGACGAGAGCACCCAGACCATGCTCATGCCGGACCCGGTGTTCGAGGGGATCAAGGTCCCCGAGGACCCGAGCCCGGACGAGATCTCGGCCGCCCGCAAGCTGATCCTGGACGAGTGGCTCGGGGACTTCCCGTTCGACTCCGACGTGGACCGGGCCAACATGATGGCGCTGATCCTCACCCCGGCCATCCGGGGGATGGTGCCCAAGGTGCCGCTTGCCGTGGTGGACGGGCTCCAGATGGGCGTGGGCAAGAACCTGCTCGCGGACAGCCTGCTGACCGTCTACACCGGGTCGGCCGCCGAGCCGATGAACTGGGTGCCGGAGGCCGACGAACTCCGTAAGCAGATCACGGCCGCGTTCCGCACCGGCGCCGAGTTTTTCGTGTTCGATGAGGCCCACACGGTCGAGGGCGCGCCGCTGGCACAGGCCCTCACGGCGGCCACCTGGCAGGACCGCATCCTGGGCGTCTCGACCATGGCGAACTTCCCCAACGTCATCACGTGGATCTCGCTGGGCAACCAGGTCCAGGTCCGGGGGGACCTCACGCGCCGGGTCTACCGGATCGCGCTGCGGCCCAAGTACGCCAACCCGCAGGACCGGCCGTCCTCCTCGTTCCGTCACCCCGGTCAGTCCGGCCTGGAACTGCCGGAGTGGACCCGGAAGAACCGCGCCGAGATCATGACCGCCATCCTGACCTTGGTCCGGGCCTGGTTCGCCAAGGGCCAGCCCCGGCCCAAACGCGGCGTGTCGTTCGGATCGTTCGAGACCTGGGAGAAGATCACCGGCGGCATCCTGGAGGTGGCCGGGATGACCGGGTTCCTGGACAACCTGAAGGTGTGGCGTTCGGAGTCCGATTTCGATACCCAGTACTGGGCCGGTCACCTGGAGTGGCTGCGGCGCACGTTCGGCAACAACCCGTTCAAGACCGCCGACGTCAAGGCGAAGGCTCGCGCCAACGTGGCCGGGTACATGGCGCCGCCCAAGCTGGACGACCCGGAGGACAAGGCGTACGGCAAGGCCCTGGGGGAGGCGTACTCGCGGCTGAGCGGTCGCCGGTACGGCAAGCTCTGGGTGGAGCGCCAGGGGTTCGCTCACGGCCACGTCAGCGTGTGGCGCGTGTTCGAGGAGGGCGCCGACGGTGCCGCTCCCCAGCCGCCCGAGCCGCCGCCGGTGACGCCCGAGCCCGAGCCGGAGTCACCGGCCTGGGACGGAAAGCTGGGTTGCTCGCTGCATGGTGGCGTGGCGGACGCCAGTGGGTGGATCGCCTGCCACCCGAACGTGTGCGGGCATGAGCCGCAGCCCGACCCGGCGCCGGAGAACGAGCACGGCGAGGCGCGCGGCGCCGACGAGTCGGACACGGACGGGGAAGGTCACGAGGAGGTCCGGCCGCCGGTCGGCCGCCAGGAGAAGATCCAGCACCCGACCGGCGATGACGGCGGCGACGGGATGGCCTGGTCTGACAATGCACCGTCAAGTGAGCTGCTGACGTTCGACCTGGAGACCGGCGACGCGGCGGACCTCTACCGGGTGCCCGGCGCCGAGTACGTGCACATCGGCGCCACGGCGGCCGACGACCAGCCGGTCCAGGACTTCACCGGCCCGGACACCCGCACGGTGGCCGAGAACGTCACCTCGCGGTTCTGGGGAGCGGCGACCGTCACCGGCCACAACATCATGGCGTTCGACCTCCCCGCGCTGGTCCGGGCCGGAACCATCACCATGCCGGAGATCCACCGGATGGCGGCCGAGGGCAAGCTGTTCGATGCGCTGCTGGCGGCGCGGTTCGTGGACCCGCCGATGGCCCGGGACAAGGGCGTGGACCAACAGCGCCGGTACGACCTGGGCACGCTCGGCCCGGCGTACGGGCTCGGCGACAAGCTGACCGACGTGTCCGGCCTGCTGGCCAAGAGGTACGGCGGCTGGGACGCCATCCCGTACGACACCAGCGACCCGGACCCGGAGCGGGCCAGCGACGCGGCCGACTTCATCGGCTACATGCGCCAGGACGTCGAGCTGTCCCGGCGCCTGCACGCCGCGCTGCTGGAGCGGCTGGGCGGCACCGTGCCGGACTACCTGGTGCGCGAGCACCGGGTGGCCGCCATCGCCGCACAGATCCGGCACAACGGTTTCAAGGTGGATCAGGAGCTGCTGACCGAACGGGTCGAGGGCGTCCGCAAGGTCAAGGCGGACGCCATGGCCCGGCTGGCCGAGAACTACGGCATCCCCACGACGGACGCCAAGGGGAAGGCGTACGCCAGCCCGCTGGCCACCAAGGCGGGCAAGGCCGCCCTGGAGGAGGCGCTCCGGCGCGAGGGCGCCACGTCGTTCTGGAGGACCGAGAAGTCCGGAGAGTTCCAGGTCGGCTCGGACCACATGCTCCACCTGGGCCGCGAGTACCACCACCTGCCCGGCGTGGTCGCCATCGCGAAGGACGTCTACCGCATCGTGGGCGCCCGCTCGGTCTACCAGACCGCGCTCGATCACCTCTGCCCGGACGGCCGGGTCCACCCCAAGATCGGGTTCGAGCAGGCCACCGGCCGCTGGTCCGTCACCTCCCCGGGGCTGACCGTGTTCGGCAAGCGCGGCGGCCGTCACGTCGAGCGCGACGTGTTCCTGCCCGACGAGGGCGAGGTACTCATGTCCGCCGACCTGAGCCAGGTCGACATGCGGGCGGTCGCCGGACTCAGCCAGGACCAGGCGTACATCGAGATGCTGAAGCACGACGACCCGCACGCCGAGATCGCCATCGCGCTGTTCGGGGATGTGAAGCACCGGGAGAAGGCCAAGGCCATCGGCCACGGCTGGAACTACGGGCGCGGCCTGGCGGCCATCAGCCAGATGGAAGAGATCGAGCCCCGGCTGGTCCGCCAGTTCGACACCTCGATGCGCGAGCGGTTCCCCCGCCTCGTGGAGTGGCAGACCGAGGTACGCGCCATCGCGGAGTCCGGCGACCTGCTGGACAACGGGTTCGGGCGGCTCATGCGCGCCGATCCCCGGCGGGCGCACACCCAGGGTCCGGCGCTGATGGGCCAGGGCGCGGCCCGGGACATCATGATGGAGGGGTTGCTCCGCCTGCCCGCTGAGATCCTGCCGATGCTGCGGGCTCAGGTGCACGACGAGATCGTGTTCTCGGCGCCGGTCGAGCGGGCCGAGGAGATCGGCCGGGCCGTGGTCGAGGCACTCACGTTCGACTGGAAGGGCGTCCCGATCATGGCGGACGTCAGCAAGACCGGCACGTCCTGGGGGATGTGCTACACCAAGTGACGCACCGGGGGCCGGGCGACCGTCCGGCCCCCATCGACCTGGAGGAGATCACGATGAGCGAGAAGTTCGAGGCGACGTTCCACCCCGGAGGCGGCCCGCTGCCGCAGCGTGAGCCGTTCGCGGCGATGGAGGCACTGGCCGAATGGGGGCAGCCGCCGCCGGACGACGTGGTGCCCGGCATCGACACGCCGGAGGCGTACCGGTCGCCCGGCCGCCCGCCGTGGGTGCCGCCCATGACGCGCGAGACGGGGGTATCGCCGTGGGTCTGGGCGCTGGCGGCCGTGGGAACGCTGCTGATGAGCTGCGGGATCGTGGGCATCATCGTGGCGCCGCCGAGCGACACCTCCCCGGTGCGCTTCCCGGTTCAGGCCGTGACGACCTCGGGCGAGTGCAAGAAGCGGCTCATCGGTTCGTACGCGCTCATCGCCACGGTGACCGCCCGCAACGGCACCGGCGAGAAGCAGACCGGCGAGGTCTGGGTGAGCTGGCCGGTCACCGGCGAAGCGGCTCGGACGTTCAGCAAGACCGCCACGCTCAGCCCCGGCGAGTCCGTGGAGTTCCCGGTCAGTGAGCCGGTCAACGCCGAGACCTGGTACCAGACCGGCCAGTGCACGATGGGCTGGACCTCACGCTGACTTGACAGTCTGTGCTGTAATGTAAGTCAAAACGAGGAGGACGAAGTGAAGCTGGCGAGAGATCTGGCCGTGGTGGCGCTGCTGGCCGTGGCCGCCGTGATGCTGGCGCTGGCCGGTGCCGGACCGGCGAAGGCCGCAACCCCGGTCGAGTGGCCGGTGTTCGGCCCGCCACCGGCGAACAAGCGCGTCATCGAGGTGGTGGACAAGGTCCCCGGCGCCTGGAAGATCGGCGCGGCCGTGACCTGGCTGGACCGCTACACGGCATCGGACATGCGGCTGGTGTCGCGCTGCTCGGGGAAGGCGTACCGGTGCGTGACCGTGAAGACCGGCAAGGTCAAGGGCGCGCCGGTGGGCTGGAGCCAGGGGAGCACGATCACGATCGACACCGGCAAGGCCAGCGGCTCGATGCGCCGGTACTACCGGTTCGAGCGGAACCGGACCTGGTTGCTGATCCATGAGCTGGGCCACCAGCACGGGCTCGGGCACAGCACCGGCCGTAACGTGATGAACCAGTACGTGAACCGGTACAAGCTGGTCCTGAGCACCGGGCAGCGCTCGGCGCTGAAGTCCCGGTGATGCGCCGGACCTGGTACAAGCGCGGCCGGATCGGTCACTGGATCTTCGGACACTCCCCGAGCCTGGGCATGATCGGCCTGTGCTGGTGTCAGCGCCGGACGCGGAGGACCAGGTAACATCACAGTCGCGGCGCGCCTGCCTGGGACGTGGTGTGCTGCCCCGCCCGTGGCCCGCTCGGTTGACCTCCCCGTTCCCGAGCGGGCCACGGTGCGTTGACACTTCACTGTCATGGCGGTCAGGTCGAGATGCCCCCTCACTCCAGGATAGGCTGACACCATGGCGACGAAACTCGGTCCTACCAACAACCCCGGCGATGCCTGGTGGTGCCCGGACCACACCCGGCTGGAGTGCACCAAGAACCGGACCAAGGGCCGGGGGAAGTGCCACGGCCCGGCGATCAAGGGGACCGACTCGTGCACCCGGCACAGCGGGCGCAAGCTGTCCGTGCTGAAGGCCCGGGGCCAGGCGGTCATCACGGCCTGGTCTGCCGAGGGCGAGCCCCAGGACGGCAAGCGCGTCGATCCCGGCGTGGCCGCGCTCGGCATGCTCCAGCAGGCGTGGATCAGGGCCGCCGCGTACGGGGAGCTGCTCCGGCGCCAGGTCGCCCTCGATGAGCCGACGGTGGATCCGAACGGGTTCAACCCGGACGGGGCCGTCCAGGCGGACGGGCTGATCGGGTTCCGCTACGGCGCCGCCGGGAAGGACGGGCACATCTACGCCGTGTCCGAGGAGGCGCGCGCCCTCGTCAAGCTGGAGGCCGAGGAGCGCGACCGCGTGGTGCGTTACGCCAAGGTCGCTCACGACATGGGGATCTCGGACCGCGTCATCGGCCTGGCCGAGAAGTGGGGGGACCTGGTGGTGGGCCGGATCATGATCGTGATCGGGGAGCTGGACCTCACGCCCGAGCAGCAGGCCAAGGTACCCGAGCTGATCCAGGCGCACCTCGGGCAGATCGAGATCGGGGCGTAACGCCGTGGTCGCCCTGGACCTGGCGGGCAAGTACCTGGCCCGGACCAAGCTGTCACGGTGGATGGACTCCCCCACGACCTGGGCGCGCGAGTGCCTGAACGTGGACCTGGCGGGCTACCAGGGCGAGGTGCTGGACGCACTGCCGGAGCGCAAGCGGGTGGCCGTACGTGGCCCTCACGGCCTGGGCAAGTCGTTCATGGGCGCCGTGCTGGTCAACTGGTTCGCCACGACCCGCAACCTGGCCGGGCGCGACTGGAAGATCATCACGACCGCCAGCGCCTGGCGGCACCTGGAGGTCTACCTCTGGCCAGAGATCCACAAGTGGGCCGGGCGGATCGACTTCACCACCCTGGGGATGGCGCCGTACAACCAGCGGACCGAGCTGCTGGATCTGCGGCTGAAGCTGAGCCACGGCGCCGCTACGGCGGTCGCCTCCAACCAGCCGGAACGCATCGAGGGCGCGCACGCCGAGGAGCTGCTCTATCTCCTCGATGAGGCGAAGATCGTGCCGCCCGCCACCTGGGACTCGATCGAGGGCGCGTTCTCGAACGCCGGTCCCGACACCTCGGACAACGCGTACGCGTTCGCGATGAGCACGCCCGGCCCGCCGTCCGGCCGGTTCTACGACATCCACCGCAAGGCGGCCGGATACGAGGACTGGTGGACCCGCTGGGTCACGCTGGAGGAGGCCGTGGCGTCCGGCCGGATCTCGGCCGCCTGGGCCGAGCAGCGCCGCCAGCAATGGGGCGAGGACAGCGCGGTCTACCACAACCGCGTGCTGGGCCAGTTCCACGCCAGTGATGAGGACAGCGTGATCCCGCTCGCCTGGCTGGAGGACGCCATCGAGCGCTGGCACGTGTGGGACCGGGCCGGTCGGCCCTCCCCTGGCGGCCCGCTCTGGAACGGTGTCGACGTCGGCCGGGGCGGCGACGAGTCGGTGCTGGCGACCCGGGACGGGTGGGCGGTCACGCTGGAGGGCAACCGGCGCCGGGACACCATGAGCCAGGTGGCCGCCCTCCAGGGGATGGACGGCCGGGCGATCATCGACGTGATCGGCCTGGGCGCCGGTGTGTACGACCGCCTCCGCGAGCTTCACGCCCTGCCGCTGGCGTACACCGGCTCGGGCAAGACCACCGTGCGGGACCGGTCCGGCAAGTACGGGTTCGTCAACGTCCGGTCGGCCGCGTACTGGAACCTGCGGGAGCTGCTCGATCCGGAGTACGGCCCCCAGATCGCGCTCCCCCCGGACAACCTGATGATCTCGGACCTGACCACCCCGAAGTGGATGGTCACGACCGGCACGCCTCCGAAGTACCAGGTGGAGCAGAAGGACAAAGTGGTGGAGCGGCTCGGCCGCTCGCCGGACCGGGGCGACGCCATCGCCATGGCGTTCTGGGCGGACCGGCACCAAGGCAGTTCCAAGGTGGCCGCGCCGGTGGGCTCGCTCCCCGTGACCGGGCTGTCCCCGCTCGGGCGATAGGACTGGACACATTGCAGTCGTGGCGGTAAGGTAACAGCCATGACTACAACGAACGCCCGGCCGGAGCTGGGCGACCTGGAGCCGGGCCAGAAGGTGATGATCCGGCGCAGCCCGAATGACCAGCGAGGGCGCAAGCCCGAGGACCGGTACATCCCCGCCGTGGTGGTCAAGGCCGCCCGCGTGTGGGTGGAGCTGGCACGTGCGGACCTGCCCGAGAGCGCGATCGGCCACCGCTACTGGCGGATGCGCCGCGACACCCAGGACGAGGCCACCCAGTACAGCGGCTCGAACGCCAGTTTCGCCACGCTCGACCAGCACGAGTGGGACAAGGCCCGGAACTGGGCGCACGGCGTGCTCCGGGACAACGGCATCCGGCTGGACTACGAGTCGCCCTGGCGCGGCCGTGAGGTCGAGCTGGCCGACATGATCAGCCACGCGGCGCGCGTGGTGGGAGTGGGGAAGCGATGAGCATCGAGCGCGATTGGGAGGCGGCGGCCCGTAAGCGGCTGGAGCGCCTCGTGACCGGCGTGGCCGAGCGGCTGCGCAAGCTGGCCGACGAGATCGAGACCGAGGGCCGGTACAACCTCCAGGCGGTCGTGGACCGGCCGGGCCGTTCGTACGTGCCGGTGGCCGCCGCCGTGGTCCACTCGGTCACCTGGGGAGTGGCGAACCTGAACCTGGGCACCGTGCTGGACGCGGCCAACGACGCACAGTCGGCCCGCCAGGAGGCGTGGAGCAAGGCGGCCGAGCTGGTCCCGGTAGACCGGCGGCCCGAGCTGCTGGACAGCTTGCGCGAGGTGGTCAAGGGCTGGGCCGATGGCGCGCACGCGAACGATGGTGCCCGCAACCCTAAGCCCGCCGAGGACCAGGAGTTCGTGCTCTCGGACATCATGCGGATGATCGATGACGTGGCCCGCGAGGCCGGACTGGAGGTCAAGCGATGAGCGAGACGACGCCCGAGACGACGGCCGAGATCGTGGCCAAGGTGGCCGCCCGGGTGACCTACCCCAGGTTCCTGGGCGAGGACGACGCGGGCGATTTCGTGTGGGAGCTAGCCGACGGCCGGTGGACCTGGGGGGATACCCCGCACGACGCGTTCACCCGGGCGCGCAGGTTCGAGCCGGATCGGTACGTCGATAAGTTCGGAGAGCCCACGACGATGCAGGAGGTCAAGCGATGAGGATCTCGGCACGCTGGACGGTCGGCGAGTGGACGTTCTACCAGGTCGATGACCACGGGTTCACCGGCCAGCGGGGCGACGATCGCCCGTTCTACGGGTTCAGCACCGGGCCTGAAGTCCTGAACCGGATGGGCCTGCCCAAGTTCGGGGAGCTGTACGCCACCCTGGAGTACGCCATGGCCGCCGCCATCGCCGAGAAGTACACCGGCCCGCGCGGCGCCGGAGGCTCGGGCGTGGACACGGCGGCCGGGTGGTTCATGCGGATGATCGGCGCCGACCTCCCCACGCTGACCGAGCTGACCGAGCACGTGGCCAAGCACCCGAGCATCGTGGGCGCGACCGAGGACGCCGGGTTCGACATGGCAAGGGTCGTGCTGGACGTGGCGGCGCCGGAGCTGGGCCTCCGGCCGTGAGCCGGGTGCTGGCCTGGATCCGGCGCCGCGATCTGTGCTGGGCCTGCTCACTGGGCCGGTGCGGCCAGGTGCCGAACGACAACCTGTGTGAGTGCTGCCGGGCGAACCACAACCGTTGACACTTCACCGTCATGGCTGTAATGTAGTTCTCGTAAGGGGGACAAGCCCCCGGGGACGAAAGGACCAGCGGCCATGATCGCGAACGCCAAGGACTTCCGGATCATCGTTCGGCACGGGGACATCGCGGTGGCGGAGAAGCTGGTCGGCCGCCGGGGCTACACGGTCATCGAGATGAGCCGCAACACGATGGTGGTGGACCTGGCCAACCGGACCACCGAGCAGGCGGCCCGCGCCAAGGCGAACGAGATCTGGAAGCGCGAGGTTCGGCTCCGCACCCGGTACTGACAGTGCACCGTCAAGAAAGCCCCCGCTACCGGCGGGGGCTTTCTCGTGTGCCCGGACGGGTAGACGATGGGTGTGGAGGTGGTGACCATGGTCAGCTCGGCCGGAGGACGCAAGGGCTACGTGGCGCGGTCGCGGCACCGGGCGTACCGCGCGCTGCGGCGCAAGGGTGCCAGCAAGAGCAAGGCCGCGCGCATCGCGAACGCCGGAGTCACCGGCGCGGCGCGGTCCAGGATGGCACGCAAGGCCGCGCGGACCCGCCGGTCACGGCGGGGGTAGCTGTTACTGTGAAGTACGACGAGGGGAGGGTATATGCACGCTGACACTGTTCCGTGCCTGCTGGAGCTGACCGAAGAGTTCGATGAAGTCGGCGACGACCGGAGCACGGAGTCGGACGGATCGATCGGCGATCAGGACCACGCCGAGCGGTCGAGCAACCACAACAAGGACGACACGTCTGGCTCCAGCACGCCGCAGACCGACAGCGACGGAGAGCCCGACATCAGGGCCGTGGACATCACGGACAAGGGGCCGTGGAAGAACGGCTTCACCATGCAGAAGGGCGTGGACAAGATCGTCGGCCGGTGCCGGTCCGGCGCCGAGGACCGCCTGGTCGAGGTCATCTACAACCGCAAGTGCTGGTACGCGTCGAACGGTTGGAAAGAGAAGGACTACACCGGGTCCAACCCGCACGACAAACACGCCCACTTCGGGGCGAAAGCCGACAGCGGCAAGCTGGAGAACGACAGGCGCCCGTGGGGGATCGCCGAGGAGTGGGGGGACGGTATGGGCAGTTTCCTGCCTGCCAAGGGCGACAGCGGCGAGCACGTCAAGTACTGGCAGAACATCCTGACGTGGCTGGGCTACTCGTGCGAGGCCGATGGCCAGTACGGCGACGACACCCAGAAGGCGTACGACAAGTGGCGTGACGCCCACGGGCAGAACCACACGAACTACATCTCCGGGTGGTCCGGCGCGACCATGACCAAGGAGATCGCGGCCAAGTTCGGCAAGCCCGGCCCGGCCGGTCCCGCCGGTGCCAAGGGCGCCACCGGGGCGGCCGGTACGCCCGGCACGCCCGGCCCCGCCGGTCCGGCTGGCCCCGCTGGCCCCGCCGGTCAGGACGGAGTGTTCAGCGGCACGCTGACGGTCACCAGCGGCACGCTGGAGGCCGTGGACGAGGGCACGGGGGTAGGACGATGAACGGCAAGATCTTCGGGCGTGAGCCCGCTCTCTGGCTGGCCGTCATCGGCGCGGTCATCACCTGGCTGGTGTCGCTCGGGTTCGAGTGGCTCAACGCCGGGCAGGCGACCGCGATCGTCACGGCTCTCACGGCCATCGTGATCGCGGCGACCACGCGGCCGATCGCCCCGGCGCTGTACGCGGGCGCCGTGTCGGCCGGTGCGGCCGTGTTCGCCGAGTACGGGCTCCACTGGTCCGACGCGGCCGTGACGGGCCTGGGGACGATCATCCTGACCGCGTTCGCGCTGTTCGGCATCCGCGACCAGGTGACGCCCTCGTACGATCCCCGGCCGGTGCGGTAGCCTCTCGATCGAGAAGTGGCCCCGCGCGCAAGAGCAGCCCCCCCGCCATGGTGAACGGGGGGCTGCTCTGTGTCTGCGGTCTACAGGGCGGTCAGGTACCGGCGGAGCGCGTGGTCCACCACGTCGGTCAGCTCGGCCACGGTGACCAGTGCCGGGCCGATCAGGACGGCCGCCTCCAGGGCGGTACGCGCCGCATCGACCGACGGGTCTTCCCCCACGGCCTCGTGAATCAGGTTGACCAGGTAGCGCTTGCGCTCCCGGCACGACTCGACCAGCTCCCGGAAGTCCAGCGTGTAGAGCTGGGCCTGCTGGACCACTTCCAGGTGTTCGTCTCTTCCGCCTGCCATCGTGTCCCCTCCCCAGGAACGGAACGGGCGGCCGGTGATCCGGCCGCCCGCCTGTCGGTCAGAACCCTCCGGAGTACCGGTTCATCTCGGCTTTCGCCTGCTCGGCGATCCCCAGCAGTTCCTCGATCTTCTGATCCATGAGCTGCGTGAACTCCAGGGCGTTACGCGCACTGTCGATGATCGGGTTGTCCCCGACCGCGACCAGGACCAGCGGGAGCGCCTCGTTGTTCAGCATCTCCCGGGCCTGCATCAGGACGTTCTCGACCTCCTGGATCTTCAGGCCCGCAAACCCTACGGCCTGAACGTGGTCTTCGCGTCCGCCTGCCATGTCTCCCCATTCCCGGCGCGTACCTCGCGCCGTTACGTACTACCTTACAGTCGTGACTCCAAGGTCACAAGCGGTTGACACGAAAGTGTCAGGATCAGAAGGTGCCGCCGTACTCCTCCAGCCGGTTCTTGATCTCCTCCAGCAGCCCGAGCAGCTCATCGGTCCGGGTACCGGCGGCGATCATGCCCTCCAGGGCGGCCCGGCCGGAGTCGCTGACCGGCTGGTGACCGACGGCATCGGCCACCAGCTCCAGGATCTCGTCGTGGCGGCCCCGGTCCACCGCGAGGTTGTTCTGGAGCTGCTCGACCATCACGCGGGCCGAGTGCACCACCTGGAGGTGGACCTCGCGCGGCGTGCTCATCGGTCGGCCGCCGACCACGACCGCGCCCACCGGCGGAGCCGGATACGGTGCCGCCCGGTCGCCTGGCCGCTCGCGCCGCACGGGGAGCTGGAGCACCACCGCGACACGTTCGTGCGGCCCACGGTCACGTCCCAGTGCTTGCGGTCGCCCCAGGTCGCGTACCGGTACAGCCGGTGTCTCATCGCCTGCCTGCCTCTCTGATCGTGTGGATGACCCTGCCGGGCCGGGTGAGCCCGACCATCGGCGGAGCGCCGGTCTCGTGGCGCCAGGTGCGCAGCTTGCCGCGCCAGTGCCGCCACCACGGGACGCCCCGGGCCGGGCCGGAGCCCGGAGTCCCGGGGCTGCTCATCAGTGCCCGCCCTTCGCGCCGCCGCCGCGCGGCTGACGTCCGCCGTTCGTGCCGCCGTTGCCCGGCCGGGTGCCGCCGGGCTTGCCCTGGCCGTTGCTGCCCGAGCCGGTGCCCGCGTTGCCGTTCGTGCCCTGCCCGCTGTTGCCGCTGCTGGCCATTCTTCCCTCCCCTGAACGGGACCTCCCCGCCACACCTGATACCTTACAGGCATGACGGGGAGGTTGTCCACTCAGGACTTGTCGCTCTTGTCCCGGCCGATGTAGACCAGCGCCACGAGGGCGGCCAGCACGGCGATCACGAGGAGCAGGCACAGCAGGTTGTCCCCGATGTCCACGGTCATGCCACCTCAGTCTCGATGGTCCAGTCCCGCTGACCGCCGGGCGCCGTGTTCCAGATCAGGCGGACCCACTCGGGCGCCTCCGTGATGGACGGGCTCATGTACCCGCCGGTAGCCGACCACTGGGCGTTGCCACCGGCCGCGCCGGACGCGTTGCCGTTCTTCAGGACCAGGTCACCGTGCACCGTGACGGTCCCGGCCGCGCCGTCCACGATCTCCAGGACGGCGGTCACCGGCCGGATGAGCCGGGGCTTACGGTGCCAGCTCCGGGTGATGTCGATGTCCGGTGCGCCCGCCACCTCGATGGTGACCGTGCGGACCGTCTGGTCGTGCGTCACTGCCGCTCGCATCGTGCTCCCCTCCAGACCCGAACCGTTCGGGCAGTTGCCAACCTAGCAGTCATGACGGTAACGTGCAATCGACACACCGGCCTACCAGGGGAGCGACACCGTGGCGAAGCACATCGTTCAGCACAGCGTGGACCCGGGGATCGCCATCGTCCTGACCGAGACCCTGCCGGGCGTGCCCGGCGTCGCCCGGGGCTTCCACGGCCGCTGTACGGAGTGCGGCAAGACGATGCACCGGTGGGACAAGGACCGGGCCGTGCGGGGCGCACAGCGCCACGTGGACAGCCACGAATCAGGTCTGTAAACGGCAACGGCCCCCGGGATCCGCCGGGGGCCGCCACTGGAGGAGAGGAACTCGCACCATGAGTCAGCACGCACACCGTACCAAGGTCGGCCCGCCGTGGGCGGCCATCATCGCGACCGGCGCCATGGCACCGGCGCTGTTCGCCCTGGCGATCTGGACCCAGACCGGGCAGGCGACGCCCCAGGCGATGGTGGGCACCGTCGCGGTGGTCATCCTGATGGTCCTGGTGGTCTTCCGGACCGTGTTCATGTGCGCCGATCGCCGCCTGGCCCGGGACCGGGCTGTGCGGGCCGCTGAGCGCCAGGCACGCGATGCCGCGCACTCGGCCACCCTGGCGGCTCAGCGGGCCGCACGGTACCGCTGGGCGGACGTGGAGGACGATCCGATGGCCACCCAGCCGGTGCCGCCCGCCGAGCCGTTCCAGGACGTGCTCCCGTGCACGGAGGCGGACACCCAGATCATCCCCTCGGTCGCCGGGCTGCGGTCGCTCGCCGTGCCGCTGGTCCGCGAGGACGTCCGCGAGGTCCAGCGGGCGGGCCGGGAGCTGCGAGGTGAGCCGGACCCGGCGGACACCGTGACGGTGGTTGACCTCGCGGGCCGCCCGCTGAGCACGTACCCGCTGACCCGTGGACCGGCGGCCACCGACTCCTGGGTGGACGAGGACGTGCGCCCGGCCGAGACACGGGGAATCGACCGGACCTGACAATGCACTGTCACGAGTGGCGCGGTCCGCGCTGGGCCGCGCCACTCTCGGGTTGAACTTCACAGGCACACCTGGTACGTTGGGGGGAGCGGGGAAGAAGGTCCCCTCACCTGGAGAAAGGCACACGATCATGGCAGTCGGATACCTGGCCAAGTGCGCGCGCAAGCGCCAGCACCTGACACAAGAACTGGCCGAGAGGCAACGGGCCAGCCTGATCAAGGCGGGCGTCTGGCGGGCGGCCAGCTCGAACACGTACTGGTGCAACGTCTGCGGGCACTGGCACGCGGGGCGGATGAACGGCACGCCGCGAGGCAAGAACCGGACCACAGCCAAGAACACGCCCCGCCACCTGGACACCCAGTGATCACGGCGGGGGGACCGGGCGTCGCTCCCCTGACCTGGGCGGACGCGCTGGTCGAGCGGTACCGGGCGGACAAGGACCTGATCGTCCTGGCCTGGAGTCACTCGGGCTCTCTGCCCGTGGAGGTGGACCTCGGTACCGAGGGCGCGGCGATGGCCTGCCGGTGCTACCGGTGCGGGCGACTGCTGACCGCCGAGACCGTGGGGATGGACGGGGCCGGACCGGCCGCCCGGCCGATCTGTGACGGATGCATGAGCGCGAGGGGGAAGTGATGGACCGGAACAACTGGCCGAGCCCGTACGACTCGATCCGGGCGGAGCCGGGCGACCCGGTGGGCTGGCACGTGCGGGAGCTGACGCCCGGCGGGCACCCGGTCATGGGCAGTAGCCCGGCGGAGCGGCTGGAGGCGGCACAGCGGGCGGAGCGCATCCGTCAGCAGGCGATGCGGGACCACCCGTTCGAGGGCGATGGGCCGTACTGCCGGGCCTGGCAGGGGCCGACGTTCAGCGGGTCGCCCGAGGTCGGCGTGGTCACGATGCGCATCCGGTGCGGCTACCCGCCGGACACACACCCCGGGGCGACGACATGATCCAGAAGGGCACGGCCTGGTACGTGTCGCCCGGCGTGCTGCTGGAGGCGCTGGACGCGGCCGGGGTCGGCACCGGGGCGGAGCCGGACGGACTGTGCGGCGACCGCGCCGAGCACCCGGCGCACCTGCACGAGTCGGATTCGCTCGGGACGTTCTGGTGCACGGCGGATCAGGACCAGCGCGAGCCGGGGCGCTCGGAGAGGGCGCGCGATGAGCGACGAGGGCGGTAGTCAGCGGGTCTGGAACGAATGCCCGGAGTCGGTCACGGGTCATGGGCGCACGGACGTACAGGGCCGGTGCCCGTGGTGCGGGCGGCGCATCGAGCGCGTACAGCCCGTCCAGAACCTCCAGGGGTGGCGGACCGAGCTGGACCGGTCGTACCGGCAGCACTACGACCCTGACTTTGGGTCGGACGTACGGGACGATTGACCGTGGGGACTAGGGGACCGGGGAGACCACCCCGGTCCCCTAGTCCTCTATATATCGCGGCGCCCCACATCAAAGAAAAAAATTCCTTGTGCGTAGGGAGGGGTGGTCTCCCCGGTCCCCTAGTCCCCACGGCGTTCCAGTGACGCGCGCACGCGCCCGCGCGCAAGGAACGTAGGGGCCGGGGTGGACGTGTGGTACGGTCCCGGGTATGGATGACCTCCCCTACGTCCCACCCACCCAGATTGCCGACCCGCCCACGCGAGAGGACCTGATCGAGCTGCTGACCGGGCTGGCGCCGGGCTGGTACCGGTCGCGTGACCTCCACCCGAGGTACCTGGTTTGGGCAGAGAGAAAGGGCCGAACGCCGGTCACGATCAAGACCCTGGGCGAGACGATCAGCCGGGTCATGATGCTGGACAAGCGCCGGAGCAAGGGCAACGTGGTCCAGTTCCGGGTGACGCCCGATGCGGTGGCCGGGCGGGACTGGTTCGTGGACCCGGAGTCGATCACTTCCCCGCCGGTTACCCGGCCCGCTCCGCCGGTGGACCGCCCGTTCGTTCCGGTGGTCCGGCCCGCTCCGCCGGTGGCTCGGCCCGCTCCGGCCGCCGAGGACTTGTGGGCCAGCGCCGACGAACTGTGACCCCTTGTAACTTCTGTTAGACCCTCTAACCTCATGACTGCGAAGTTCCAAGGTGGACATCCCAGCCGGGATGTCCGCCCGCACCGTAGGATGGCGGACATGATTGCTCCGGTGCTGCTCGTGGTGTACGCCCTGGCCGTGGCGCGCGTGACCGGACTGCTGGTCCAGGACGCCATCACGGAAGGCCCGAGAGACCGGCTCATCGCCTGGCTGGACGACCGGCCGAACACGGCCGGGGCATTCGTGGCCGCCGTGCTCGACTGTCCGTGGTGCGCCAGCGTGTGGGTCGGTGGCGTCGCCGCTCCCCTTGTCTGGTTCTGGGGGGACCACCCGGTCATGCTGATACCGGCCATGGCAATGGCCTTCAGCCAGGTGACTGGCGCCATCCACAACCTGGGGAGGTAACCCGTGGCCCTCCGCCGCCCACGCGCCGTCGAGCGCGCACCCGACCCGCTGGGCCTACGTCGCGTCCCGGCGTCGCTGTCCGCCGCGACCGCCATCGTGGACCTGACCGGCGCCGGGTCCTGGAAGACCTGGAAGTTCGGGAACCGCGACTGGCAGACCGAGGGCTGGCGGCTGTACGACATCGTCCCCGAGCTGCACAAGCTGGCCGGGCGCATCGGCGACTCGATCGCACAGGCGCGCCTGTACGTGACCGAGGTGGACGAGACCGGCGAAGAGACCGGCGAGGTCCAGGACGCGGCGATCCAGCGCCTGGCGGCCGTGCCGCTCGGCACCGGCTCACAGCGCGACGACAACCTCCGGCTGGCGGGCATCGACCTGGCCGTGGGCGGCGAGTGCTGGATCGTGGGCGAGGGCGCGGCTACCTCCCCCGAGCGCGCCGAGGGTTCCTGGTTCGTCGTGACCGGCGCAGCGTTCAGCCGCCTGGGCGACAAAGTCAGCGTGAAGCGGCCCCAGATCAAGGGCGGTAGCAAGCTGGAGCTGGAGGACGGCAAGGACATCCTCATCCGGTGCTGGCGCCCGCACCCGAACGACACGGACCAGGCCGACTCGTTCACCCGCTCGGCCATCGTGCCGTTGCGCGAGATCGAGCTACTGACCAAGCGCGAGTTCGCCGAGCTGGACTCCCGGCTCACCGGCGCCGGGATCATGTTCCTGCCCGAGGGCATCGACTTCCCCCGCGAGGACACGGACCCGGCCGGGATCGCCGGGTTCATGGCCTACATGACGCGCGCCGCCGGTGCCTCGATGAAGGATCAGGGCACGGCGAACAGCATGGTGCCGATCGTCGCCACCGTGCCGGACGCGATGATGGAGCACCTCGACAAGATCAAGCCGCTGAATTTCTGGTCCGAGCTGTCCGCCGAGATCACGCCGATGAAGGACAAGGCCATCACGCGCCTGGCCTCGTCGGCCGAGATCCCGGCCGAGGTGCTGACCGGCATCGCGGACGCCAATCACTGGACCGCCTGGCTGATCAGCGAGGAGGGCATCCGCTGGATCAAGGGTTACCTCGGGCTGGTGGCGGACGCCCTCACGCGGGGCTTCCTCCAGCTCGCCCTGACGTCGATGAACGTGGCCAACCCCGAGCGGTTCGCCTTCACGTTCGACACCAGCCGCCTGGCGGCGCGGCCCAACCGCCTGGACGACGCGCTGAAGCTGCGCGGTCTGTTCATGCTCAGCGACGTGGAGACCGTCAAGGCGGGCGCGTTCGATGAGGAACAGATGCCCTCGGTGCCCGAGCGCGCGACCCAGATCCTGCTCGCGCTGGTCCAGACCCAGCCCGATCTGATCCTGGACCCGGCGGTCCAGCAGTTGCTCGGACTGCCCGCCGTGAAGTCCGTGGGCCTGCCCGCCACGGCCGACCAGAACGCGGACGGCGACCCGGCGGGGGGAGAGCCTGCCGACGGTCCCCCCAACGATGGCGAGGCCGAGGACGTGCCCGACGAGGACGCCGACAAGGCGCGCGCCATCACGGCCGCGCTAGACCGGCGGATCGCGCTCAGCACGGTGGCCGCGCCCTTGCCTTCCCCGGAGCGCGTGTTCAACGCGGCGGCCAAGCTGACCGTGTTGCGCGCCCTGGAGCTGGCGGGCGGGCGGCTGACCACGCCGCAGGAACGGCACGGCCGGTGGTCCGGGGTGCCGCGCCACGAACTCCACCATTGGGTCGGACCGATCACGGCCGACAAGGCGGCCAAGGTGACCGAGGGCGCCTGGAACCACATCGGGGTGGTGGCGAGCGACCTGGGCGTGGACGAGAGCGCCCTGGGCGCGCTGCTCTCCGGCTACGTGGCCGAGCTGCTCACGCGCGGCGTGCGCCACCACGACGATCTCCTGTTCGCGGCGCTGAAGATCGCCAATCAGGGCCGAGGGCTGGTGGCCGCGTGACCCGGCAAGCGTTCGATACCCACGGTGACACCGTGTGCGGGGACTGTGGCCAGTCCAACCCCGTATGGTTCACGGACTCTGTTCTGTGGAACCTGGTCATGGGTGGACCGGACACGCAGTGTGATCCGGGGGGAATCACATGCCCGGTGTGCTTCATGAAGCGCGCCGGGCAGGCCGGGATCGTCCCGTCTGCGTGGAAGCTGATGCCCGAGAACCAACCGCGCCCGGACGATCTCCAGGCGGAGCGCGACGCTTCCATCCCTCAGACCTGCCAGACCGCCGATGGTCAGCCGTGCGAACCGGCTGATTGCGAGGTCAATGGGCCGCACTATGTGACCCACCCGGAGGTGCCCCGTGGCTGACCCGGCGTGGGACGGCAAGGGCACCGACCCGTGGCTACCCCAGCGCCTCGATGCGCGCCTGGAGATCGTCAAGGTGGAGCGTGATCTCCGGTCGGCGATCTGGGCGGCGCTCTCGGACTGGCTGGTCCAGACGTCGCGCCGGGTGCTGCGCGGCGACGACCCGCCGGACCTCGATGCGATCTGGGCGCGTGCGCCCGCGTGGCGCGAGGCCGTGGAGCTGATCCTCCACGGCGAGATCTGGAAGGCCATGGGCCTGGCGTTCGAGCGCCTGCTGGGCGCCGACTCCCGGTGGGACCAGCGGCCGTTCGCGGTCCAGTACCTGGCCGAGGTGCGCAACCGCATGGTGCGCCTGCCCGATGAGGTCTACGACCTGGTGGCCGGGCAGATGGCGAGTGGCGTCAACCTGGGCGAGGGCATCCCCAAGCTGGCCGAGCGGGTTGACAGGACACTGTCAACGACGGGCAGTGAGCGATGGGCCAACCGCGCCACGGTGGCCGCCCGCACGGAGGCCATCGGCGCGCTGAACGCGGGGCGCACGGAGGCGTTCCGGGCCATCGCGGAGGCGGAGCCGGACGTCCAGTTCGAGAAGCTGTGGCTGGCGACCGACGACGCGCGCACCCGCGAGACGCACGAGGCGGCCGACGGCCAGCGCGTGCCGCTGGACTCCACGTTCATCGTGGGCGGGTTCGAGCTGGCGTTCCCGGGCGACCCGTCCGGCCCTCCCCAGGAAGTGATCCAGTGCCGGTGCACATTGCTGCTGGTAGAGCACGGCGAGGACGTGGACATGAGCAACCGGCAGATGCGGCGCGGCCGGTGAGCCGCGCCGCGCTCCGGTCAGGGGCGGCCGAGGCCGATCGTGAATGCCTGGATCTCGTGGGACTGGAAGGTCGGACCGCCGTGGACCGCCACCCGTTCGATACGCGCTGCGTCCGCCCGGGTACGCGTCCGACGCGCGGCGGCCATTGCGGTGGTCGCGGTCCCGGTGTGCTTGCGAACCCCGTAGACCACTTCCTGGGGCTGTTCGTCCGGACCGTACCCCGTCGAGTGGAGCACGATCCGGAAGTCGTAGGTGATCATCGGTCAGACCAGCTCGGTCACGCTGCGGGGGAAGTACCCGTGAGAGGTGGCCGGGCGCGGCGCGCGGGTCGAGCGGATCTCGGTGTCCAGCATGTCGCGGGTGATCGCGTATCCGGTGACCGTGACCGCAACGATCCGCATGCCGCGCGCCGTGTCCATCATCAGGGCCTCCGCGTGGTCTGCGGCGATGATCTCGGCCTGGGAGCTGGGGCAGAGGTACCGGAAGTCGCTCTTGTTCGTCATGTCAACAACGTACCAGGCTTGACTGTGAAGTGTCAACCACCAACCCGGCCGAGCCGGTAGCCTGAGCACGGAGGAGGAAGCCATGGGTACGAAGTTCCGCACCATGCTCGCACCGATCGGCCTGAGCACCGGGGACGGCCGACGGTTCCAGGACGGCGGCATCGAGCTGGACGCTACGCCGATGCCGTTCGAGTGGGTCCGCGTGCGCGAGGGCGGCCACGACGGTGCCGTGGGCATCGGCGTTGTCACGGAGGCCGCCGTGCTCTCCGTCAAGGACGCCCTGGCCGGGGAGTGGGTGAGCCCGGAGGCGGCCAAGGGGATGGACGCCAAGATGATGGGCGTCTGGGCCAAGGGCGAGATGTTCGACGACGCGGACCGCGAGGTCACGCCGCGCCTGGCCGAGGACGTGGCGGAGGCCATGCACCTGATGAACGCGGGCACGCTCGGCCCGTCGGTGGACCTCGACTCGTTCGAGGCCGTCCCGGTGATGGAGGGCTCGGACCAGCCCATCACCTGGGAGGACATCGAGGAGCATTTCCAGGAGCACGGCGAGGAACCGAAGATCGAGCTGCTCGTGACCCAGGGCCGGGTCCGCGCGGCCACGCTGGTGAGCATCCCGGCGTTCGCCGAGACCGCGCGCCCGCTGGAGTTGATCGCTGGCGAGCCCGCTGAACTGGCAGTCACGGCGGCGCTCATCGCCAGCGTGGCGGCCCCGGCGCGCCCGGACATCGACGCGTTCGCCCTCCCCCTGTTCGCCGGTCCCACGCCGATCACGTTCGACTGGGACAAGGGCACCGTGTACGGCCACATCGCGACCTGGAAGACGTGCCACGTCGGGTACGCCGATGTGTGCGTGACCGCGCCCAAGGACGAGACCGGCGGGTACGCGGCGTTCAACCGCTACCCGGTCGAGACCGCCGACGGGACCGTGTGGGCCGGGCGGCTCACCGTGGGCGGGCGCCACGCCGGGCTGGAGCTGGCGGCCGACGGTGCGATGCGCGTGCACGACGACAAGACGGTGGCCGCGCACGTGCGGGCGTACGAGGACCAGTACGGCATCGCGGTGGCGGGCGTCATCGAGCTGGCGGCCGACGCGCCGGAGCGCGCGACCCTCGACCGGCGCAAGGTGTCCGGCGACTGGCGCGAGACGGCGGCCGGGCTGAGCCTGATCGAGGTGCTGGCCCTGGAGCCGGGACCGCGCGGGCATTCGGAGCCTGGCTTCCCCATCCCCGGCACGTTCAGCGTGCACGGCCGTCAGACCGCCCTCACGGCGGCGCTGGGGCCGGACCCGGACGCGGGCACCCTGCTGACCGCTGTGCCCGTCACGCTGGACGTGGAGGCCATCGCGGCGGCCGTGGTGCGCGTGACCGAACGGCGCGCGGCGGCGACCGCCGCCCGTGAGTTGCTGACCGCCGTGGTCAAGGTGGAGGCGGACAAGGAACGCGCGGCACTGGTGGCCGCGCTCGAACGGGGAGGGGCGTAACCGATGGCGTGCTCATGTGGCAAGGGCCGGGCCGCGCGGGAGAGCTACACCGTGCGGTTGCCCGGCGGGCTGAAGGTCGTCAAGAGCAGCGAGGCCGCCGCCAAGTCGTTCGCGGCCCGGCACCCGGGCTCGACCGTCGTCAAGGGCGGCTGAGCCATGCCGTTCCCGGCGGGGCTGCCGCTGGTGACCTTGGTGTGCCAGTTCGACACCCCGCCGGACGGCGCGGCGTTCGGGTCGGTGCGCATCACCAGCCCGCAACCTCTCCAGGGGCCGGATGACGACTCGATCGTCCCGGTCATCGACCAGGTGGTCCGGCTCGATCCGGCCACCGGGTCGGCAACGTTCCGCCTGCCCCCGGTCACGGTGGACGGCTGGACGCCGGAGAACTGGGCGTACTCGGTCACGGCGGCCGTGAACGGGCTGACCCCCATCCGGGGCACCGTCCAGTTGTTCGTGGACGACACGACCGTGAACCTGGCGGACCGGCTGATCCTCACCAGCTCGGTCATCGTCCCGGGCGTCACGTACGCCACCCTGGCGCAGCTCAACGCCGGGCTGGCCACGAAGTCGGACATCGGGCACACGCACGCGAGCGGCGACCACACGCACGAGATCGAGGACATCAACGATCTTCAGGTCCAGCTCGACGGCAAGCAACCGGCCGGGGACTACCTGGTCGCGGCCGACATCGACAACCTGGTCAGCTACGAAACGCTGACGGAGTCGCTGACGGACTACCTCCCCAAGATGTCGCCGGTCGTCACGGACTCCACGTTCACCGTGGCGCGCTCGGCGGGCGGCGCCGCGCGCTGGCGCTCGACCGGCGGCGCCATCGACTGGGAGGTGGTCGGCGACGTCATCGAGTCGCGCTGGTCCGGAGCCGGGTTCACCGGCACCCAGACCGATCTCCGGCGGTTGCGCGCGGACGGCAACACCCTGGCGGGCGTGACCGAGTTCGGGCCGAACGCGTTCGGTGGCCAGCAGCGCATCGACGGCCGGGCCGGTCAGCACGTCGCCTACCTGGGCGCCAAGAACACGGCGACCAACCTGGGGATAGCCGGGTACCTGGACATCACGACCGCGCCGACCACGGGGATCTGGGCCGTGGGCGACATCGTGGATACCCGGGTCGGCCGGTTCCGCTGCACGGTGGCGGGTGAGCCCGGGACCTGGGTGTGGCTCCAGGCGAGCACGGCCGTGGATCACGGGTTCTCCGGTTGGATGGGCGACCCGGCCGATATCCAGGCGGGCCTGATCATCGCGTCCGGCGGTACGCCGCTGATCTTCCGGTTCCGGGCCGATCAGCCCACGGTCAGCGCGATGAACATCCATGTGACGTCGCCGGGCACGCTGCTGACGAACGCCTACTGGACGTTGCACAACGACGCCGGGGACATCCTGGGCGCCGGTGCCAAGAGCGCGGACCAGTCCACCAACCTCCAGACCGGCGGGGAGCGGACCATGCCGCTGACCGTCGCTCAGGCGGTCACGCCGGGCGCGTTCTACCGGGCGCGGTTCTGGGTGACCACCAGCGGCGGCGCCCTGCCGACGGTCAGCCGCCGGTGCAACAGCTCGAACGCGGCGATCAACGCGGGCGGTCAGCTCTGGTACGCCACGGCCGCCGGTGGGCTGACCACGGCCGCTGCCGCGCCGGACGCCATCGGCACGCTGCTGACCACGCTGGTCACGGCGTACTGGGCCGGGTGGAAAGCCTGACATTGCACCGTCAACAGCGAGAGGCCCGGACCATTGGTCCGGGCCTCTCGTGTGTCACAGCGCCAGTTCGCCGCCGGTCTGATCGATCTTGACCAGGTCCACGTGCTGGGTCTTGGCCACCCCGGCGAGGTCGCTCAGGAAGTCCGCGACCCCGGCCGCGTCCGCCACGCGGGTGGTGAGCTGGCGGTTACGGCCGCCGGTCGTGTCCCGCACGTCGATGAAGTATCGGCCGATGTGCGCGGTGGCCGGGTTGGTCGAGATCGTCACCCGGGCCTCGACCGTCTTGCTCGGCTGGATCGAGCTGGCCGGGACGTTGTGCGTCTCGGTCTCCCCGGCGTAGCCGATCACCAGGGTCTCGCCGGTGTAGTTCTTGCCGACGACCTGGACCCGGCGACCGGTGCTGATCTCGATCGCGGTGTACGGAGTGAAGTTCATGGCTGGTGGTTCCCCTCTGTGGAGTTATCAACTGAAGAGAACATTACCGCCATGACTGTGAAGTGTCAAGTCCTCATCGCCACCGGTCCGGGCACGGCGTGGCCCGGCCGCGATCGTCCACGCACCGGGTCTCGCCCGGCTGCTGGCGCTGGCCCCCGCACGCGAGCACGCCCGCGAGGGCCAGCGCGACCGCCAGGACGGCCCACCAGCGCCTCACGGCCGCCACCCGTCCTTGGTCAGCGCGGCGGCCACCACGGCGGGCTGGACGTGGTTCAGCAAGGTCTCCAGGCACGCATCGCACGTGAGGTAGAACCCGGCCTCCGCGTAGTTCCAGGACAGCCCCCGCTCGCCGCACTCCGGGCACTGCCCGCGATTGATGATCGCCGAGCGGCACCCGTCGTGCGTCACGCTCTCCAGCCGGGCGGTCAGCTCCCCGGGGAGGATCGAGGTCAGCCCGCACGCGGTCAGCGCGTAGCCCCGGCCCACCAGGTGCTTCACGCCTCCACCTCCTCGTGCGTCGCGCACCATCCGGTCGCGTTGTCCACCTGGCACACGCCCGCCGTGGTCACGCCGGTCTCGATCCGGCGGACCTCGCGCTGGAGGTGCGTCCAGTTCGCGCTCCACACGTAGCGCTCCTCGACCCCTCCCCCGATGCACGGCCGCCACTCGAACGGCACGTGATACCAGCCGGTGAGCAGGTGGTCCGGGACGAACCCGGTCGTGCCGGTGTTCCCCCCGAACCGCTCCAGGCCGATGTTCAGGCCGCGCCAGCCCGCCGTGCCCCAGCGGGCCTCGCGCTCCACGCGCTCGGTCACGCGCATGGCGCTCGACCCGTTCGTGATGGTCGAGCCGACCTGGACCGCCAGCGCGGTCACGACTCGATCATGGGCAGGTGCACCCAGACCCATCCGTCCGCCGGGATCGGCGCGCTCTCCACGCTGAGCCCGTCCGGCCGGGCGATGCGCCATTGACGCCACTCAGCCGCCGTGACGGGCTCGCCGTTGACCTCCTCCACGATCACGTGCTCGGTCACGGCGCCGATCCATTGCGACTCTCGCGGTCCGTCGGCACCGACCGGGGAGGCGACCAGCATGTCCCCGATGGCGACCAGCGCCGCGCTGACGCGGGCCGGGCGGATCTTGATTACTTCCATTGTTGCTCCCCTAACGGGTCTGGGGGGACCTCCTCGGGAGGTCCCCCACCTGGTGTTTCTTACTTGGTGCGGCAGTCCGGCCCGATTCCCAGGTCGCGGCTGACCTGATCCGTGAGCGTGCGGTTGCAGCGGTAGCAACGGCCGATCTTCTGGCCGTAGCGGACCTGAGCCGCGTTCGGGTCGATGGCGATCAGGGCCAGGATCTCGCGGATGCTGGTCAGGTTCCGGATGCCGTACCAGTCATCGCTCGCCTGGACGTCCAGGAACACGAACCCGGCGCGGTGGCCGTTCTTGACCCGGTAGAACTTCAGGGTGCCCTCGTGCTCGACCGCGTAGCGGCCGTCCGCCACCTCGACCGCCGGGGCGGGGGGAGCGGCGACCGGGGCCGCCGCGCGCATCTCGCGGACCTTCTCGATCATCCGGGTGATCCAGGCGCTGGCGTTGCCGTTGCGACCGGCGGTCCAGTGACCGGCGGCCGTGGCGTCGTTGGTCCACTTGCGGGCCGCCGCGCCGGTCGCCGCGTCCAGGGCCTCGATGTCCGCGAGCAGCTTGGTCATCAGGGCCGCCTGGGCGGGGGACCGGTAGTCCACCGTGTCGCGCTCCTCGACCAGGTTCAGCAGGTCGCCGGACTCCTCGGCGGCCAGCTTGTACTCGGCTGCGTTGTCGTCCTGGGTGGCCAGCTCGGCGCGGTAGTTGCGGCCGGTGGAGGAGATGCCAGAGTGGAAGGTCTGGAGGAACGTGGCCTTGTGGGGGTTCTTCCGGTAGTTCCGCTCGATCGTCTGGGTGCTCATGGCTGGTGGTTCCTCTCGCTCGCTCCGTGCTGACAAGAGATACGTTACAGTCCTGACTGTGAGGTGTCAACACCGGGGACGACGGACATTCGGCGCCAGTTGTCCGCCCCGGTGATACGATCGCGCTTGACACACCGGTGTCAGGATTCGACCCGGCCGGGCGTCGCGTAACACTCCGACGACCGTGAGGAAACGACATGTTCCCGTTCGAGGTCCCGGCCGATCTGACCGCGCTCAGCGCGGCGGAGTTCGCCGAGTTCCTGGCCAAGGTGCGCGAGTTCGCCAGCGCGACCGCCGCCGACGATGCCGCGAGCCCCGAGCTGCTGCTGGCCACCCGCGACCTGTTCGCGGCCGTCACGGCCGACGACACCCGGCGCACCGAGCAGGCCGCCGCCGCGACCGCTGCCCGCGCCGAGCTGGCCGCTGGTCTCGCGCCTGCCGCGCCGGTCGAGACCCCGGCCGTTGTGCCGCCGGTCGAGACCCCGGCCGCGCCCGGCACTCCCGGCACCGACCCGGCGCCCGGCGTGACCGCTGGCACCGGCACCCCGGCGGCTCCGCCCGCCAGCACCCTGGACACTCCCCCGGTGGTCGAGCCCGAGCGCTACGCCTCGATGGTCGCCAGCGCGGACGCGCCGGGCACCGGCGGCCAGCTCGCCTCGTTCGCCGCTGTCGGCGAACTGATCGAGCGGCGCCTCTCCGGCTACTCGACCGGCGGCGCGAAGCGCGCCCTGACCGACATGGTCCAGCGGGTGCGTGGCCGCAACCGGACCGCCGTGGGCGGCCGGACCATGCAGCGTCACGGCAACGTCCAGTTCGTCCGCGAGTTCCCGGACAACCTGCGGATCCGCGACGAGAAGTCGGCCCTGTCGGTCCTGGAGTACGCGACCAGCGAGAAGCGCCTCCCGGGCGGTTCGCTCATCGCGTCGATGGAACTTCAGGTGAAGGCGGGCAAGTCGCTCACGGCCGCCGCCGGATGGTGTGCGCCGTCCGAGACGATCTACGACCTGTGTGAGCTGGAGACCCTGGACGGCATGCTGGACATCGCCGAGGTCCAGGCGACCCGGGGCGGTTTCTTCGTCCCCGAGAACGGCGGCCCGGACTTCAGCACGATCTACGACTCGATCGGCGATGAGGGTGACGTCATCCTCACGGAGTACGACGTCATCAACGGCACCGACAAGGTCTGTGTCGAGATCCCGTGCCCGGACTTCGTGGAGGTCCGCCTGGACGTCGCGTACGTCTGCATCACGGGCTCGCTGCTCCAGCGCCGGGGCTACCCGGAGGCCGTGTCCCGCTTCTCGCGGGGCGCCATGGTCGCGCTCGCCCACAAGGTGAACGAGTCGGTCATCGCGCGGATCGTCGCGCAGTCCGGCGCGCCGGTCACCATCGCGGCGGACGCGTCCGGCGACGACGCGGCCAGCGCGCTGCTCTCGGCCGTGGAGCTGGCGATCGAGGACATGAAGTACCGGCACCGGATGGCCCGCTCGGCCACGATCGAGGTCGTGCTCCCCGCCTGGGTGCTCGCGCCCATCCGGGCCGCCCTCGCTCGCCGCCAGGGTGTCGCGGCGATCAACGTCTCGGACGCCGAGATCCTCGCGGCGTTCACGACCCGCAAGGCCGTCCCGCGTTTCGTCTACGACTGGCAGGACGCGTACAGCGGCCTCTCCGGCGGCCCCGGTGCATCGGCCTCGATCACCACCTGGCCCGCCACCGTCCAGTTCCTCGTCTACCCGGCGGGTACCTGGGTGAAGCCGGTCCGCGACGTGGTCAGCCTGGACACCATCTACGACAACGCGCTGCTCACCCAGAACCAGTACACCGCGCTGTTCGCGGAGGACGGGTTCAACGTCATCCAGATGTGCGCCGACTCCCGGCTCTACTCGGCGACCATCGACACCTCGGGCGTCGTCGGCTGCTGCCCGTAATGATCACCTCGCTGGCGGCCGGGCTCCGGCCCGGCCGCCCGGCTCGACTCACTGAGGTGGTGATCACGAGTGGCAATCATCCCGGCTCCGGTAGTCCCGGCGCCTGAACCGCTCCGCCGTCGGTACGGCCTGTTCGACGCGGCCAGCGGACCCATCGACCTCCCCAATCATGGGGAAGGTGGTGGCGTTCGGTTCGTCCCGAACTCCTGCGGCACGGCATACGCCTACGGCGTGACGTGCTACGGCGGGGAGGTGGCCGCGCCGGAAAAGCCCCTGGACGGCGACAACGCCGAGGTGGAGACCGGCGTGTTCGTCGCGCTCTCCACGCTGCTCTGTGGCGCCGTGGGCTACACGACCGCCGAGTACCAGGCCAAGGTCCGGCGTCGCCTGGAGATGGCCGAGCAGGCGGCCGTGGAGCGCGCGTTCTACTCCGGGCTGGACCTGGAGGGCAACTCGCTGGGCATCCTCTCGCTGTCCGGTGAGGCGGAGCCCGTAGTCGGCGAGCAGGACCCGTCGCTGATCACGGACGTGCTCGGCGCACTGGAGCGGTACGCCTACACGGTCCAGGGCTACGGCGGCACGGCGTACATCCACGCACCGGTCGAGGTCGCGGCGTTCGCGGCGGAGGCCGGGCTGATCCTGCCCGACGGCAACCGCAAGGTCACGCCGATGGGCTCGGTCTGGGCATTCGGCGCCTACCCGGCGGGCTCGGTCTTCGTGACCGGGCAGACCGCCGTGTGGCGCGCTCCGGAGATCCAGGTCTACAACTCGTTCGATCGTGAGACGAACGAGGTCGTGCTGGTAGCCGAGCGCGCCTACTCGGTCGCTTTCGAGTGCTTCGCCGGTGAGGCGGAGTTCAACCCGCTGGAGGTGTCCTGATGACCAATCTGCTCTGTGCCAAGCCCCTCCAGGGGGAGACCATCCGTGTCACTCGCCTGGACGAGTGCGGTAACCCGGAGTACGGGGACTGCGCGTACGCGGTCTCGGACGGATACGTCCAGGTCGTGCTCACGCCGAACGCCGAGGAGGGCGAGCGGTTCCTCCAGCGCAACGCCAAGGGCCGCGCGATCGTCAACCAGCGCAGCGCGCCGAGCCTGAACTGGTACGACGTCTCGATGCAGTTCCAGGAGGTGGACCCGGAGCTGTTCACCATCATCACGGGCCTGGACGCGTACGAGGACGACCAGGGCAACGTGATCGGGTTCCCCGTCACGGAGACGAACTTCGCCACGGCGAACTTCGCTCTGGAGGCGTGGATGGGCAACGCCGAGGAGGAGTGCCTCCCCGGTGACGTGTACCCGTTCTTCGGGTACAACCTCCTGCCCTGGGTGGTCGAGGGCGCGCTGTCCGAGGACATCACGATCACCAACGATCTGATCACCTTCACGGTGGTCGGCCGTACCCGCAAGGGCACGCCGTGGGGAGTGGGACCGTACGACGTCGTTCGCGACCTCACCACGGCCCCGTCGCCGTTGTTCACGGCGATCCCGACCGACACGCACCACCTCCCGATCTGGACCCAGCTTGCGCCGCCGGTGGCGTCGTGTGGTTGCCAGTCGCTCAGCTCCTGACAATGCACCGTCAACAGGCCCGCCGGGGATGTTCACCGGCGGGCCTGTTGTGTCCCGTACGCTGGCCCTAGACGAACGAGGAGGCCCGGATGGCCGCACCATGCAATTGGGACGTGGACCCGGTAGCGCTGGGCCTGTGCTCGCCCTGGAACGACTACACGCCCGAGGTCCAGGACGCGGCCATCCGGTTCGCCTCCACGTACCTCTGGGGCGCCACCGGCCGCCGGTACGGTGTCTGTCCGGTCTCGGTCCGGCCGAGCCAGGGCCGGGGCGCCGAGCTGGCATACCAGACGTTCGAGGTCCGCTCGGGTGACGGGCTCGGCGTGCCCGGCGGCCCGTTCCTGTTCTCCGGCCAGTGGTTCAACGCCGGGTGCGCCACGGCGTGCTGCGGTAACCAGGCGTGCGCGGTCGTGCTACGCGGTCCGGTCGCGTACGTCGATGAGGTGCTGGTGGGCGCCGAGGTGGTCCCCCCGAGCAGCTACCGGGTGGACATCACCGGAGGCGTGTACCTGCTGGTCCGCATCGATGGCCTGTGCTGGCCCGCGTGCCAGAACTACACGGCCGAGCCCGGCGAGCCCGGCGCGTTCGAGGTCACCTACGGCCTGGGCGTCGCTCCCCCGGCCGCGCTGCTGGACGCGGCGGCGATGCTCGCGTGCGAGTACGCCAAGGGCCTGACCGGCGGGCCGTGCAAGCTCCCGAGCAAGATGACCCGGCTGTCCCGCCAGGGCGTCGAGGTCGAGCTGGAGCCCGCCAGCGGGGAGGACGGCAAGACCGGCATCCGCGAGGTGGACGACCTGGTGGCCGTGCTCAACCCGAGCAAGCGCAAGAGCCCGCCGTTGCTGCTCTCGCCCGACCTCCCCGAATCGTGCGACCGGATGACCGTGATCGGGGCTGGTAGCTGATGGCCGTTGCCGACCCGCTGGTGATGCCGCTCGCCGAGGAGTTGCTGGACTGCTATGCGGTCGAGGTCGCCAAGGTCGAGCATCCGCCCAAGTACGTCCAGATGAGGGCGGGCAACGTCGTCGCGCACCTGCTCAGCACCACCGAGGACGAGTGTTGCGAGGGGCTCGCCTGGGTGCGCCCGGCCGGGTTCTATCCCAGCTCCGGCCCGTTCCCGATCCGGGACACGGAGCCGATCAAGGGCGGGCAACGGGCCTGGGCTATCACGCTGGAACTGGGCGCCGTCCGGTGCGCGCCCGTGGGCGACGAGGACAACATCCCCACGGCGGCCGACTGGCAGGCGGTAACCCAGGCTGTGATGGACGACGCGGCGGCCATGCGCCGGGCGATCTGCTGTTTCATCGATGCCAAGGCGGGCCGGTCCACGCGGGTGCTGGCCGGGGAGTGGCAGCCGCTGGAGGTCCAGGGCGGATGCGTGGGCGGCATCCTGCCCATCACGGTGACCGGCCCGACATGCGATTGCGGCCAGACAGGCGTTGCCTGATCCTGACAGCAGGAAGCCCCGGGGAGCTTGGGTGCGCCCGGGGCCTCCGCTGTTTCCACTTCGGACTTTACAGGCGTCATTACCTAGATCACAAGGGGAGATGATGGTCGCGCACCGGCTCCGGATCAACCGCCCCGCGCTCCAGGGCGAGGGGATGGACCTGGCCCGTAAGAAGGTCAACCGCGTGGTGCGCCGGACCTTCACGCGTAGCCAGGTGCTGGTCCCCGTGGACAAGGGCCTACTGCGCGCCAGCGGCCGGATGGAGTTGGGCTCGGACCGGGGAGCGCTGGTCATCGGTGGCGTGGTCTACGGGGCCGAGTACGCGGCGGCCGTGCACGAGGGCCGCCGGGCGCTGACCATCCGGCCGACCCGGCCCGGCGGGCGGCTCCGGTTCATGATCAACGGCCAGGTGGTCTACGCCCGCGAGGTCCACCAGCCCGCCCGTGCCGGACGCCCGTTCCTGGCGACCGCGTTCCGCGAGGTCGCGGCGGCCGAGGGATTCGCGGTCACCATCGGCTGAGTGCCCCCTAACCCTGGAGTATGGTGGCACCCATGACTGACGCCCCGGCCGAGCAGGCCGCGCCGCTGGAGATCGTCCCCGAGCAGGAGATCGACTTCCGTGGACGCAACATGTGGGTGCGGATGCCGCGCCCGGAACAGCTCCTCGTGTGGAAGCGCACTCTGACCCAGCTCCAGACCGTGGTGGATGGCGACTGGACCGCCGACTCCGTGATGACCGCCCTGGAGCGGTTGCGCCGGATCATCGATTCGGTGCTGGTGAACAAGGCCGATGTGACCTGGCTGGACGATCAGTTCCTGGACGGCACGCTCACGTTTCAGCAGCTCACGCCGATGATCACGCTGGTTGTCGAGGCGTTCGCGGACGCGGCCGAGAACGAGGGCAACCGCGAGACCCGACGCGCGGTCAAGCCCGCCAAGAAGGCCCGCCGCAAGGCTCCGAGCGCGTGAAGTCCCGGGGCAGGCGGACCCAGCGCCGCCAGGCCGAGCATCGGGAGCTGGGGATCGAGGAGGCGCGCCGCCGCCGCCAGGAGGCCCGCCCGGAACTGTCGCTGGCGGACATCCCGCTGGTTCGAGTCAGGAGGAGAAAGCGATGATGCAGTCAATGGGCCGCGAGCAGGACCCGAGCACGATCCTGGGCACTCGCGAGCACGCCGCGCTGTTGACCCAGAACCGGCACCCCGGCGTCCAGGACGCCATGCAGTGGCTCACGTACTCTCACCTCCCCGCACAGCTCCAGCGCTACTCGGCGCCGTTCTACCTGGCCGCCGCTGACATCGTGACCGAGGTGTCCGACTCCCCCGAACTGACCACCTCGCTGAACCTGCTGATCCAGGCCAAGGACTCCGCCGTGCGCGCCGGGATCAAGACCAGCACCGGCCGCGCCGGGTCTGTGCCGCGTCCCCAGGAGGTCGTGGACCCGCCGCTGTTCGAGGGCGGCGCCGCCGTAGTCCGGCCGCGCCCGATCCGCGACAACCCCCAGGCGTAGCCGTGGACGTGGACCCGCTCGCGTCCATGCGCTGCTGGTCCATCGAGATCGAGCTGGGCGGCCGGATGTACGACGTCCCGGCCCTCCCGGCCGCCGACTGGTGGCCGGTGCTGGCCGAGGACGACCTGGGCCGCATTCTTGACATGATCGGGTCAAGTTCTGACGACCTGGACGAACGCCTCCTAGGCGGCGAGATCACCAGCGCCGAGGTCGGCGACACCTTGATCGAGGCCATCGAGGAGGTGGCGGGCCGCTCGTTCCACGTCGCGTACGTGACCGCCGTGGTGGCCGGGATGAGCTGGGCCGCCGTGGGTGGTGAGCTGGCGCTACGGGGGTTCCGGTGGGACGTGATGCCGCTCGCCGCCGCCCTGGACGCGATCCACCTCGTGCTGCTCAGGGGGATGGATGAGGACGGCCGCCGCAAGTTCGAGGCCGTGCTCCGCAACGAGTCGCTGACGACCAAGGGGAAGAAGCCCTCACCGCGCCAGCGCGAGAAGGTGATCAGCGAGTTCGAGGCGATGGCTGGACCACGGCCTACTGCTGGCGTCCGAGCCAGCGCCGAGCCGTCCGGTAGTGAACCCCCCAGAACTCAGCGACCGCTCCGGCGGCCCCGCCCGCCCGGCCGGTCGCGCGTGCCCACGCGGCCACGCGAGCAACCCGCTGGAAGTGATCCTCCGGCCACGTCCTAGAGCCGTGTGGGCGCGGCACGGCCAGCATCCGGTACTGAGCCTCGCCCTCCCCCGCGAGGGCGCTGGCGGCCACGCTGGCTAGCTGGCGCACAGGAATCTGGGCCAGCGCGGTGGACGTGATGGCGTCGCCGTTGCGCGCGAGCACGGTCAGGTCGAGCACCACGGGCCGGTCGGCATCCGCCGAGAGCCGGACGCGGACGGTCCACGGGAACTCCGGGTCCACCAGCTCGACCTCATCGCCGAGGTTGGAGAGCTGCGCGCGAGACACATCCATGACGGACAGCCTAGCTGAAGTGCCCCCTAGGTCCGGATCGATGGGGCACGTAGGCTGGGCCTCGTGACAGATGTCGGTTCCGCCCGGGTAGAGGTCACGGGGGACGTACGCAACTTCGCCCGTCAGACCGAACGGGACCTTGACCGTGCATTGTCACGGATCAACCTGGACCCGGTAGAGGTCCCGGTGGACAAGGACGCGGCACGCCGCGCCGGTGAGGACGCCGGGCGCGAGATGGGCGGCGGAGTCACTCGGGGAGCGGACGGCAGACTCCGTGACGACCGGGGCCGGTTCGCCAAGATGGGCGCCGACACCGGGCGCGAGATCGGGGAGTCCGCCGGGCGCGAGGCAGGCAAGTCCCTGGGGAAGTCGTTCAAGAAGAACACCGATGACAGCTCGATCCGCCGGTTCCTGGCCGGACTGTTCGGCCGGACCGGCACCGACTCCGCCACGCTGTTCGCTCACAGCCTGAAGGCCGGACTGAAGGTACTGCCCAAGCTGATCGGTCCGACCCTGATCGTGGCCGGGCTGGGCATCGCCGCCGGTATCGCGGCCGTGGCCGCGCCCGCCATCGGTTCGCTGATCGGTGCCGCCCTCGCAGCCGGTGGCGCGCTCGGCGCGCTGGGCCTGGGCGTCTCGCTGCTGAAGAACGAGCCGGAGCTGAAGGCCGCCGCGAAGTCGCTGATGGACTCCGTCAAGTCCGAGTTCGGCGCCGCCGCAAAGCCTCTCCTCCAGCCGCTGGTGGACGCGCTGGGCGTGTTCCAGGGCCTGATAGGCCAGATCGCTCCCCAGCTCCGGGAGGCGTTCGCCGGGCTGGCACCGGCCATCGTGCCGTTCGCCGAGAGCCTGGGCAAGCTGGTGACCAACGCGCTGCCCGGGTTCGTCAACCTGGTGAAGTCCAGCGGGCCGGTCATGGCCGGGCTCGGCGCCGGGCTGGAGAAGATCGGCTCCGCGCTCGGGGGGATGTTCGACAAGATCGCCAGCGCGTCGCCCGAGCTGGGCGAGTTCCTGGAGGACTTGCTCACGGGCGTGTCCAAGGTGATCACCAAGCTGGGCGAGTTCATCGCCTGGAGCGGCCGGACGTATGTCGCCATCAAGCAGATCTTCAGCTCGAAAGAGAGCTTCAAAGAGTTCGCACAGAGTGCCATCGACAGCTTCCAGGACTTCGTAAAGAACGGTCTGCAATTCCTGGCAAACAACCTCCCGTCGATCATCGAGAAGATCATCGCGTTCCGCGAGCGGGTCCAGGACGCGGCCATCCGGATGGTCGAGGGTTTGGCGAACGCGCTCCCCACGCTGATCCCCAAGATCATCGCGGGCGTGGTCTCGCTGGTGACCGCGCTGGTGAACTCGCTGGTCAGGACCGCTCCCAAGGTGGTCGAGGCGGCCGGGCTGCTGGTGAACGGCCTGGTGGACGGGATCGTGAACGCGCTCCCCACGCTGATCCCGGCGGTCGTGAAGCTGGCCACCACGCTGATCACGGGGATCATCGGCCTGATCCCGGTGATCATCAACGCCGGGCTCCGGCTGATCAAGGGCCTTGTCTCGGGCATCCTGACCGCGCTGCCCGACGTCGCCACCGCGCTGATCAAGGCCGTGCCCCAGATCATCTCGGCGTTCCTCGATGCGGCCCCTGATCTGCTGCTGCTCGGAATCAACATCATCACGGCGATCGTCCAGGGCATCGGCGAGGCCATGCCCAAGATCGCCGAGAAGATCCAGAACGAAGTGATCCCCACGCTGCTGAACACGCTGGAGACCCAAGGTCCCAAGCTGCTGGAGCAGGGCGTCTCGATGCTGAAGCAGGTGATGCAGGGCTGGGTGGACAACATCGGCATTATCACCGATGTCATCACGAACCAGATCATCCCGGCCATCACGACCCTGTTCAAGGAAAACCCCGAGATCATCGCCGCCGCCATCGAGATCTTTAAGTCTCTCGTTCAGGCGTGGGCCGACAACGTGGCGCTGTTGACCACGTTCATCACGGACACCTTGCTCCCCCAGATCACGCAGATTCTGAAGGACAACCCGCAGCTCATCCAGGCTGGTATCGACGTCCTGGTAGCCATCATCACGGGGATGGCGAACAACGCCGCGCTCATCGCCAACGTCATTTCAACCGTGGTGATCCCGGCCGTCACGGACGCGATCATCGCCAACGCGCCGCAACTCGCACAGGCCGGGTTCCAGATCATGCTCGCGCTGAACCAGGCGTTCATCCGGGCCATCCCCTCGATGATCAGCGCGGTGTTCCGGATCAACCAGGCGATCATCTCGGCCACGCTGAGCATCATCGGCTCGATGATCTCGGCCGCCGTCCGGATCACCACCAGCTTCACGGCCACGCTGATCTCGCGGGGCGTCGCCGGTGCGCGATCGGCCGTGTCCTCGATTCACAGCGCGATGATCAACGCGATGGCGAGCGCGGCCGGATGGCTGGTCTCGGCGGGCCGCAACATCATCACTGGTCTGGCCAACGGCATCCGGGGAGCGATCAATATCGCGATCTCAATCGTCCGGGGGATCAAGGGCCTAGTGACCGGCGCGCTGTCCGGAGCTGGCGGCTGGCTGGTCAGCATCGGCGCCTCGATCGTCTCGGGCCTGGCGTCCGGTATCCGGCGCGGCGCCGGGGCCGTGCGCTCGGCGGTCCAGAGTCTGGCCGCGATGATCCCCGGCTGGGCCAAGAAGATCCTGGGCATCAACTCCCCATCGACGGTCTTCCGGGACATCGGCATCGACACGATGCGCGGCTACGAGGTCGGCATCGACTCCCGCCGGAAGGTGATCAAGAAGGCGATCAACGCCCTGGCCGGTGACATCCCGACGTTCATGGCCCCGGCCGGGCAGGCACCGGCGGCGCGCGGCGGCGACGGGGCCAGCCAGATGGGCGGGCAGACGTCCATCACCATCGCGCCGGGTGCGATCGTGATCAACGGCGGAGGCCGAGAGGCGGGCGTCCAGGCTGCGGAGGCCGTGCTGGAGCGGCTGGCGCAAGCGGCCCTAGTCAAGTAAGGGGAGGCGAGACATGGGCACGACCACCACACTCAGGCCGTCCGGGACCTCCTCGGGTAGCGGCTGGACGCCGAGCGCGGGCACGCTCCACGGCGTTACGTCCGACAACTCGGATGCGACGTACGCGACCTGGGGCGGCTCCGGCCCGGCCATGGTGCTGTCCACCCCGGCCGATGCTCCCCCGGCCGGAGAGCGGCGCCACGCGGTCCGGCTCCGGGTGCGCGGCGAGGACGGCGACGCCCGGTGGGCGGTCCGGCTCAACTCCGGCGTGCTGACCGCGAACGCTGCCGCGTCGTTCGACACCTCGCTGAGCACGGTCTCGGGATCGTGGGGATTCGGCGCACCGGCCACCGGGTCCACCGTGCTGTACGCCTACGTCACCGGCCAGTCGTCCGGCGTCAAGATCAATGAGCTGTACCTGGACGTGGACAGCCGCGACGCACCGACGATGACGCCCCAGGTTCTGGACGGCTCGGGCGCCTCCACCGTGCTGGTGGCCGACACGGCACAGCCGATCATCCGGGCTGCCTCGATCGACCTGGACGACCTCAACGCCAGGCAGTACCGCTACTGGGTGACCCTCAACGGGGCGACCGTGTGGGACACCGGCATCACCTCCGGCCCGGCGGTCAACCGCCAGACCACCGCGCTGGACAACGGGTCGTATATCGCCAACATGATCGTGTGGTCCACGCTCGGCGCGAACACGGAGTACCCGAGCGACCAGGAGTCGCTCGCCTTCACGGTGGCCGTGGGCACGGTGGACCGCCCGGCCAACCCGACCGTCACGCCGGAGGCGGACTCACCGTTCTACGTGGTCGAGGCGTGCGCGCCGGACGTGGCCGACCTGGACGACTCCGTAGGCTATATCGAGGTTCAGCGGGTGGACTGCCCGGTGGGCGGGTACCTGATCTCACCCGGGACCTCGGGCGCCTATGTCAGCTCCCCGGATCCGGCTCAGGTGTCCGGCAACCTGGAGATCATCGTCAAGGCACAGCGCGATGACGACTGGCGCCCGGCCGCGAACCAGAACCTGGTGGCGCACTACGACACCGGCAGCAACCAGCGCGGTTGGCGGCTCTACCTCGATGCCGATGGTGATGGCGACCCGGCGATCATCGGCCGCCCGATCTTCGGGTGGTCGGACAACGGGATCGTGAACTACGCCTGGCGCGCGGACGACCGGATCCCGATCGACCCGTACGGCATCGTCCGGCTACGGGTGACGTTCGATCCGATCCTGGACGAGATCACGTTCTGGAGCCGCGAGACCGACGAGGGCGAGTGGGTGGCGTTCAGCACGGACGCCGACGGGGTGGCCACCTCGATCTTCGCCAGCTCGGCGCCGTACACGATCGGTGCGGTCCTGGTGGCGGGCGTCGCCAGCGAGCGGTTCGAGGGGAACATCTACTCGGTCGAGGTGCGCGACGGTACGACCACGGTTCTGTCGCCGGACTTCACGAACCACCTGGACGGCACCCGCGAGTTCGACGACACCCAGGGCAACACCTGGACGGTCAACGGGTCGGCCGCCGTCTACTCCCCCACCTCGGTCACCACCCTGGCGATCCTCGGGCCGCTGGCGACCGATGAGTGCGCCGAGTGGGTGGACTACACGATCCCTCGCACGGGCGTGGGCGTCACGTGCACGCACACCCCGGCTCAGTGCTGCTCGTACTACCGGGCGCGCACCGTCGGCCGGATCGATGGCGAACTCCGGATCTCGGACTGGTCCGACGTGGCCGAGGACGGCCTCCCCGAGGACCTGATCGTGATGTGGCCGAGCACGGCCGCGAGCATCCCGGCCGGGTGGAGCCGGGTCTCGGCGCTGGACGGGCTCTACCTGAAGGGCATCCCGGACGCGGTCACCTCCCCGGGCACGGCGGGCGGCTCGGCGACGCACAGCCACACGGTGGCCTCGCACGCGCACAGCACGGCCCACGGGCACGGCCACACCGGCGCGACGTCGGCCGGGTCCGGCGCGGTCTCCAGCTCGAACGGCGCCGTGGGCACGACCGCCATCGCCACCACCCACACGCACACCCGGAACAATTTCGACACGGCCACGTTCGACAGCGGCGGCACGACCGCCACCGTCACCTCGGTCTCGAACGACGTGGAGCGGCTGGAGGTGATCTTCATCGAGCCGGACGGGACACCCACCGGGATCCCGAACGGCGCCGCCAGCTTCTTTCCTGACATTGCACCGTCAGGATGGGTGACCTACACGGACGCGTCGGACCGGTTCCTGAAGGGTGTGATCGGCGCCTCCGGGGGAGCGACGATCGCCAGCGCCCTGGACAGCCACGTGCACGCGATGGGCGCGCACACGCACACCGGCGTCTCGCACCACCACGGCACCACGACGACCTCCAGCGCGGTATCGAACCTGTCTCTGTTCGCCGGGCCGAACGCGGTCTTGTGGACGACCGCGCACAGCCACGTCATCACCTCGGTCTCGTCCACCTCGGGCGCCCTGGCGTCCGGCGGCGCGGCCGACACCGGGGCGTCCGGTTCCTCGATGCTCCCGCCGTACCGGAACCTCCGGGTGCGGCAGAACACCAGCGGCGTGCCCGACCTCCCCGTGGGTCTGATCTGCCCGTGGCGTGGAGCGCTGAGCACCATCCCGGCGCACTGGCAGCTCTGTGACGGGACGAACGGCACGCCGAACATGCTCGGCGTGTACCCGAGGGCGGCGACCGCCAGCATCGACACCACGGGCGGCGCCGACCCTACCCACGCGCACACGAACGCGACCCACACCCACACGGCGGCGACGCACACCCATACCGAGACGATCGCCTCCGCCGGGGCGGCCACGGCGAACACCAGTGCGACGGTCACGGTCAGCGTGTCCACCGGGACGCACACCCACACCGGCGGCGCGACCGACGCCAGCGGGCTGATCGTCACGGCCGCCGCCTCCGGCACTCCGGCCAGCACCGACGCCGACCTCCCCCACGAGGAGGTGGCGTTCATCCAACTGATGGAGGAGTTCGGCCCGCCGGAAGACCCGACGTCGTTCTGTTTCACCTGGACCGATGACCAGCACCTGATCCGCACGCTCGGCCCGGACGGCCCTCTCTGGGCGCCGATCCTGGGCAAGTTCGAGTGGTCGGTAGACCGGCCGTTCACGGCGGCCACCGGGATCAACGGCGGCCGGTTCGTCACCAGCGCTTCGCCGGGCGGCCGGGACATGTCGATGACGGCGGCCGTCGAGAGCGAGGAGGATCTGACCCAGCTCCGCGAGGTGCTCGCCCGGCCGCTGGTCCTGATCTCGCCGAGCGACGCCACCGAGGTCTGGGCGGCTCCGGTGACGGAGTCGGTCCAGGTGGTCAAGGTCGGCCGCATCCGCCGGGTGACCGCCACGTTCATCGGGACCGGCTCGCAGCCGCCGCCCCAGCTCGCGGACGTGGGAGTATGAGTGTCACCATGACTCAGGATGAGGGGGCACTGTGGCGATAATCGACGTCCGCCGTCCGGTCTCGATCCAAGAGACCGGCTCGGCCACGACCGTGCCGTCCGGCACGCTGAACGCGGTCACGGCGGACGACTCGGACGCCACGTACATCTCGTTCCCCCTGGCCAGCTACGGCGACAACTGGAGCTTGCGGGTAGCGACGCACACCCCGTCCGCCGGGTACCAGCGGCACCTGATCCGGGGCCGGGTCCGGCTGAAGTGCGACTCCGGCACGATGCTGGAGGACATCGACCTGGGGAAGGGATCGACCCCTTACCTCACGTACAAGACCGTCAACGTCACGTCATCGTTCGCCGAGCAGGTGACCGACTGGACGTCGCTGGCGTCCTACGGCCTGAGCACGGCGGGCGCGCTGGACGACATCAACATCGGAGGCGGCTGGCCGAGGGTCAACCCGGACGGTACGCAGCTCCACACGGCCGAGGTCTACGTCGATATCGACTGCCGGGCCGAGCCGGACTACTCCCCCGAGGTGCGCGACAACGCCGGGGTGAACCAGTCCGGCGGCACCGTCACGGACACGACTCAGCCCACGCTGTTCTTCGGGGTTCCCGCGTACGACGGGCTGCCCGCGCTGGACTGGTCGGTGGAGGTATTCGACTCCACGGACCACGGGCTCATGGGTTCCTCGGGGAGCGGCACGCCACCGGCGGCCATCCCGGTGACCGTGGTCCTGGAGGACGGTTCGTACTACGCCGTGTTCTCGGTCCGTTCGACCATCCGGGGAGCGGACCCGTTCGAGCACGCCGAGACGATCACGTTCGACGTCCTGAACACGGTCCCCCCGCCCTCTCCGCCGCTGGTCAGCGTGACACCGGAGTTCGGCGGGTACCGGGTTGAATGGGTCAACCCGGGCGGCCAGACCTGGGACAACGACTACGTGGTGGCCGAGGTCTGGCGCGAGGATTGCACCGGGGACCAGCGCATCGCCGTGGTGCCGGACGGGCTGAACGGTTCGTACCTGGACCTGGCCATTCCGCAGCTCGACCCCCAGCCGGTCCAGGTCGATGGTGACTGTGAAACGTCAAGCGCCGCCTGTGACATCACGTACCGGGTTCGTTACTTCGGGTACATCGGCATCCTGGTGGATCTGCCCGACTCGATCCCGAGCGGCATGATCCTAGGCTGGCCGAGCACGGCCGCCAGCATCCCGTCCGGCTGGACGCGGGTCACGGCGCTGGACGGTTACTACCCTCGCGGCTCCAGCGGCACGGCCGCGCCCACGGCCACCGGGGGAGCGACGACGCACAGCCACACGACCGGCGGCCACACGCACACCATCGCGGCGCACAGCCACTCGCTGGGCGGCTCCACGGGCAGCTCGAACAGCTCTACCACCAGCGCGCGGTTCAACGGCGCCAGCCAGCCCCAGGCGGACCAGCCGCACACGCACAGCCGCCCCAGCTCGACCGGCTCTAAGGCGGCGATGACGTCCGGTTCCAGCTCCCCCAGTGCGGCGGCGGCGAACAACCTGCCCGCCACCCGCGAGGTGATCTGGATTCAGTCGGCCGGGTCCGAGCCGGGCTACCCGGTGGGCGCGCTCGGCTGGGCCACGGAGGCCGTGTCCGGCTGGACCGACGACGCGACCAGCCTGGGCCGGTTCCTGAAGGGCGCGGCGGCTGCTGGCAACGGTGGCGCGACGTCCGGAGCCGCAACCCACACGCACTCGATCGCTTCGCACAGCCATACCGGGATCAGTCACGACCACTCGATCAGCAGCACCGGGCAGAGCAACCCGTCCAGCTCCCAGGAAGCGGGCTACGGCTCCAGCTCCCCGCGCTGGCTGCCGCGCCACACGCACCCGATGGACGTGGTGAGCATCAACTCAGGCGCCACGGACTCAGGCAGTGGAGGATCCACCAGCAGCGTGAACCTGGAGCCGCCGCACCGGCGGTTGCGCGTGCTGCGCAACACCGGCGGGGGAAAGCAGACCCGCATCATCGGGTTGCACCTGAGCGCGGTCGCCTCGATCTCCTCGCTGCTGACCGTCTGCAACGGCGGTAGCGGCACGCCGGACATGCGCAATTACTTCTGCCGTGACAAGGGCTCGGACTCCGTGAACTCCACGGGCGGCTCCAGTTCGCACAGCCACACGACCCCGGCGCACGACCACTCGGTCAACGCTCACAGCCACGACACCAACGTGAGCACGAGCAACACGGGATCGTTCGAGGCGCCCTCGTTCGGCGACCTCGGGAGCAGCCCGACGACCGGGCACACGCACAGCTCCGGCAGCACGAGCAGCGCCTCCCCCGGTGTGTCCACCAGCAGCTCGGGCAACACGAGCAGCTCCAGCCACCTGCCTCCGTACCATGACGTCCATTTCGTCCGGCTGGACGGCACGATCGACGCCGACCCGCTGACCATCCCCGAGCTGAAGATCACGGAGTTCAGCGAGGCCACCGTGCCCTCGCTGGAGTACGACGATGGGCTCGACCGGCTCAGCAGCTTCACGGACCGGATGGCGGTCACGACCGACCACAACCATGAGTTCCCCCGGCTGACCTCGGACACGGTGCCGCTGGACGGCGGGTTGCCCTCGGTCTCGGTCACGACCGCCGGTGAGGACATCTCGCTGACCATCGCGGTCGAGGGGATGCCCGCCATCGCGCAACTGGAGACGATGCTCAGCAATGACCTGGTCTACTGGTCACCGGTCGCCGGAACGCCGGGCTGGTTCGCTCCCCAGGGCTGGACCGTACGGGCACCGGCGCCGGACGTGAAAGTCGTTCAGGTCAAGATGATCCGCCAGCCCTGGCCGGTCACCGTGGAGCCGGGGGAGTTCCTGTGAGCAGTCGTTTCAGCTCGGCCCGCCACCAGGCGGCTCTCGGCACGCCGACCAGCTATCGCCGGTTCTCGCGGTTCACGGTCTCCAGGGGAGGCGTGAGCCTGGAGCTGGAGCCGGTCAGCGGGTCGCTCACCCAGGACACCCGGCGTAACTCCCGGTGGGACGGGCGCCTGTCGTTCGCCGGTGCGGACCTGATCCCGAGGTCCCCCCGCGACCTGCTCACACCGTTCGGTACCCAGGTCACGGTGGAGCTGGGCCTGGAGCTGCTTGACGGTTCAGTGTCAACGGTGCCGTACGGCGTGTTCGATATCGCCTCGTCGCGTACGCGCCTGGACGCGGGCACTCGCGTGGTCGATGTGTCGCTGGTGGACCTCTCGGACCGGGTGGAGCGATACCAGTTCGAGGCGCCCAAGGTGATCGCGGCGTCCACCGATCTGGCCGCCATGGTCAACTCTGTGATCCTGAGCCGTACCGGCTCCAACCCGAACATCCCGACGGCGGGGGAGACGGTCGGCGAGAAGCGCATCCTGGGGCTGGAGACCGGGTCCGGCCCGTGGAAGGAACTCCAGGACATCCTGATCGGCTACCGGCGCACGCTGGTTTACAGCCGGGTGGGCCAGCTCCAGATGATCACCACCGTGACCGACCCGAACGCGGCGTACCCGCTGGACATGGTCAGCAGCTTGTCCGCCGATTTCGACACCCGCCCGCCCAACGTGATCGTGGCGCGCGGCGAGACGCCGGACGGGGCGACACCGGTCCACGCGGTCGTGGTTGACAGTGATCCGTCAAGCCCGACGTACGCGGGCACCGGCCCGGGTGGCAGCCCGTACGGCCGGTCCACGGCGTTCTACACGAACGCGGCGCTGAACTGGAACTACCCCGGGCTGGCTCAGGCCGTCGCCCTGGCCGTGATGGCCAAGGAACAGGGCGCTGGCGCCACATACAACCTGGTCCGCTCGTACGACCCGACGATCTCCGCCGGGGATGTGGTCAGCCACGACGGGCAGATTCTCGCGGTGGACGCGGTCACGCTCGACCTGGCCGGGGATACGACGCTTCAGGTACGGGAGCTGTGATGACGGACTACACGCGGTTGCTCCAGAAGATCCTCCCGCAGCCCGAGGTGGGCAGTACTCCCCAGCTCCGGCTCCGATCCGCCGTGGTCGCTGCGGTCAACTCAGACGGCACGGTGGACCTCACGGTCAGCGAGGTGGAGGTGCCCGACGTACCGGTGCTCAACGGCGTGATCGTTGCCGTGGGCTCGGTTGTCCAGGTGCTGGTCCAGCAGGGCGCCATGCTGGTCCTGGGGACCACGGCCAATGCGGCCAGCCTGGACAGCTCGGTCGCCTTCAGCACTTCAGCCATCACGCCGCTGGTGTCCGCCGCGAACACGAACGCCTCGATCATCACCCTGTCGCACGCGTTCAAGGCCGGGTTCGCCTATCGGATCTCCTGGACGTGGTGCGCGCAGTTCACCGGGGGGACCAGCCCGTTCGTCCCCTTTACCAAGATCGCCAGGTCGAGCGCATCGGGAACGGCCATCGATGACATCGGTGGCGGAACCGCCATCACGACGAACTTCCACCGGATGGATGGCTCCACGGTGGTCAAGTGCACCTCCGCCAACACGACCCAGACCATCGTGCTCATCGGCGGGTTCTCGACCACGGGAAGCCCCACATCGATGGACGTGGAGGCGGCGAGCACCCGGCGGACCCGGCTGGAGATCCAGCGAATCGGCACGGCCACGAAGTACTCAGGCGCCCTGGAAGTCCCTACCGCATAGGGGAGAGACAATGCCCATCCTGCCCGACCCGCAGGCCATCCAAGGGTGGCCGAACCAGATCATCATCCCGCTGCCTCCGGGCTCGGGGATGTATCTCGCGCTCCAGATCCAGCTCGATGGCACGGCGGCCGACGAGGACGTGGAGGCCACGATCCAGGAACTGGTGGACTACCTCCAGGAGTGGACCGGCCGCGACCCGGGGCAGAACGTGACCGGCCAGAAGTACGAGACCTGGCTCTACACGATCACGCCGACCAACCCCGTCGCGCCGCCTCCGCCGCCATTGCCCGAATAGTCCTGATACTCGGGGGCATCGGGGGGAGCGGGGGCCAGCCCCTCACCTACACATGTTGAGATTTTTTCTTTGATGTGGCGCGCGACGCGCGATAGGGGCCGAGCCTCCGGGGGCTGGCACCCGCTCCCCCCGCTTCCACCGGGTGCCGAGATGCCCCCTGATCCTGGTACGGTGGGACACATGACAGCCGCGCCTACTTGGTCGATCCTGGTTCCGACCCTGGGCGAGCGGCGCCCGCTGTTCGAGCGCCTCATGGCCGGGCTGCTGCCCCAGGTCGAGCGCCACGGCGGCGCGGTCCAGGTGGTCGCCTGGCACAACAACGGGACGCCCTCGCTCCCCAGGATCCGCCAGGCGCTGGTTACCCGGTGCCAGGGCGAGTACCTCTCGTTCGTGGACGATGACGACCTGGTGGCGCCGAGCTACGTGGACGACATCGTGGCCGCCCTGGCGACCCGGCCGGACTACGTAGGGTTCCAGCTCCAGTGCTACACGAACGGCAAGCCCATCGCGGTCGCCTACCACTCGCTGGAGTTCCGCCGCTGGCGCAACCTGCCCGGCCGGTTCGAGCGCGACATCAGCCACATCAACCCGATCCGCACGGTGCTCGCGCGCCGTGCCGACTTCGCACAGTCGCGCGCTGGCGGCGCTGAAGATCGGGCCTGGGCCGAGCAGCTCCGCCGGTCTCGCGTGCTGCGCAGCCAGGTGGTCATCCCCCGGATCCTGTACCACTACCTCCACACGACACCGGACGGCGAGACCGGCTCACGCTGGCGCAACCCGGCCGCCATCCGGCCGGGCGACCGCTCGACCGTCGCCTCCCCGTATCTGACCTGGAGCCACGATGACTGACGCCCTGCCCGAGCCCGGCCGCCGGTCCAGCCTGGGCGTGCTGGTCCCGACGCGCGGCCGACCCGGCAACATCGAGAAGGTCATCAGCGCCTGGGACTTCACGAACGCGTGGGACCACGCGGACCTGATCCTCATCGCGGACTCCGACGACCCGGAGATCGGCGGGTACCGGCGCGTGGTCGAGTCGTTCACGGCGGAGGCGCCCGAGGGGACCAGCGCGGTCAAGCTGGTCGAGATGGACGAGTGGATGCCGATGGTCCACAAGCTCAACCTGGTGGCCAAGCTGTTCGCGGACGTCAAGGCGTACCGCGCGCTGGCGTTCGCCGGGGACGACCACCTCCCCCAGACGATCGGCTGGGCCAGGGTCTACCTCGCCGAGCTGGCCGAGTTGGGCACCGGCATGGTCTACGGGGACGACGGGTACCAGGGCCGCAAGCTGAGCACCGAGTGGGCTGTCACGGCGGACGCGGTCCGCGCGCTCGGCCGGATGGTCCCGGCGCCGGTCGAACACATGTACTGCGACAACTCGATGATGGACCTGTACGGCGGCGCCGGTGCGATGAAGCACCTGCCGGAGATCCGGATCGAGCACATGCACCCGGTAGCGGGCAAGGCCAAGACGGACGAGCAGTACCAGCGGGTGAACCACCGCGACCAGTTCAGCAAGGACCGGACCGCGTACATGGTCTGGAGGGAAGGGCAGACCCTGGGGATGCAGATCGCCGCCGTGCGAGAGCTGCGGCCGGGGATGCCCGAGATCCGCCCGGCCGCCGAACCGAAGTCCGGCCGCCCGGCGCGGCCCGCCGTTGCGAGATCCGGCCGGTCCACCCGGCTGGGCATTCGAGGAGGATTGGGTATGAAGCCCCCGAGGTTCTTTAAGCGGGTCCAGGCGGCGACGCCGGACGACATCATGATGGCGCTGGCCGACTTCGCGGCGGCCGTCCCGGCGGATCAGGAGATCGTGGAGCTGGGCGTGTTCCACGGCCGGACCGCCCTCCAGATGGCGTGGGGAGCGAGGCAGGGCCACGGCGCGCACGTGACCGGCATCGACCCGTGGGACCTCCCCGGCAACGTCTACGATCCGCCGTTCACGGACGAGGCGTCCCGGCGCTGGGCCTTCCATCACGTGGTCGCCCTGGGCTACGCGAAGGACATCACGCTCGTGCACGCGTTCTCGCATGAGGTGGCCGCCGCGTACGACGGTAAGCCCGTGGGCCTGCTGTTCGTGGACGGCGACCACACGAAGGACGGCGCGAAGCGGGACATCGTGGAGTGGGCGCCGTACCTGGCACCGGGCGCCCGCATCGCGGTGGACGACTACGGTCACCCGGACTGGCCCGGCGTGGGCGAGGCCGTGGACGAACTGGTGGCCGAGGGGTTCCTGGCGCCGATTCAGATCTTCCACGACCGGCTGGCCGTGACCGAGATCGCCGCGCCGCCGGAGCGCGTCCGGGCCATCACGGCCGAGGGCGTCTCGACCTCTCCGGTCCGGAACTTCGTGCCCATGGCCACCTCCCCGGAGCCGCCGTTCCTGGTGGATGTGGAGCTGGCGCCGGGGGATGACGATGCACTGTCAACGGACGCGCTGGCTGCTGAGTGGGAGCGGGTGGACCCGGAGGGCGTGGCCGCGCTGCGTGAGTCGGCCGCCGCGCTGACGGGCCGCGAGCGGGTCCAGGCCGGGGAGGTCGAGGGCATCGCGGCCGGTACCAAGATCGAGGACCTGAACACGGTCCAGCTCCGCCAGCTTGCGCGGGCGCGCGAGATCGTGCTGGGCACCCGGAAGGACAAGCGGTCCGAGATGCTGGACGCGCTCCGGTCCGGCCAGTGAGCCGGGCCGAGGTCGGCATGGTCTGGGCGGGCTGCGCGCTGCTGGCGGTCTGCCTGGTCTCGATCGTCGTGGAGCTGGTCCGGTGAGGATCTCGGCCAGCATCATGGCGCACCCGGTCCGGCGGGCCGAGGTGGACGCTCTGCTGGTCGCCCTGGGCAACAGCCACGAGATCAGCGTGACCTGGGATACCGAGGGCGCGCCGAGCGGCAACGCCGATCGGGTGTGGCGCAACGCGCGTACCGGCTGGCAGCTCCACGACCCGGCGGCCGACTGGCACGTGCTCCTCCAGGACGATGCCGTGCCGTGTGCCGACCTGCTGGCCGGGCTGGAGAGGGCGCTGGCGTTCGTCCCCCAGGACGTGGTGGTCTCGCCCTACCTCGGGACCGGCCGGACCGTACCGATCCGCTGGGAGGCCATGGCGAGGGCGGCCGACACGGCGGGCGCGCACTGGGTGCGGTCGCTGAAACTGATGTGGGGCGTCTGCCTCGTGATGCCGGTGCCTCTCATCCCCGAGATGATCACGTACAGCGACCGCCGAGCCGGGGTGCCGGACGATATGCGCGTGGCGGGCTGGGCCGAGAAGACCGGCCGCGAGGTCTGGTACCCGTGGCCCTCGCTGGTTGATCATCTACAGGTAGCAAGCCTTACAAAGCACCGGGCGGCTGACCGCCGGGCACGGCGCCATCACGTAGGGTCGGCATTGGGGATCGACTGGTCAGGTCACGCTGTGACTGATCCAATGCTGGCACGCCGCATGCCGCTTAGGTCCGGCCCCCGCCGGGTACGCTCCGGTTCGAGCACCCTTGCGGGGGAAGGTAGGAATGGTGCGTGACCAGGCGAGCACTGCCCCCGCTCCAGCGGGACGTTTTGTTTCTCATCCTGGGCGGTGGTTGGGGGACGTGGATCATCTACAAGTCCGGCCCCTGGCCGCTGATGCTGATCTCCAGCGCGACGATGCTCGGGCCGGGATTCTTGCGACTCTGGCTCTCACGACCCGGTATCGCGGGCAGTCTCTCGTCGCCGCCCTCGGAGCCGGGGGAGCTGTTGGCCTCCTCGTCGCCTACGTCGCAAGCGCTGGACCCTGGGGCTGAGCCGTGAGAAGGGCAATCCGCGAACCGATGTCCCGGCCGGTCTGGCTGGTCCTGCTCTCCTGGGGCTCGGCCGTGCTGGTGATGTCCGGCGTGTTCGCGGCGTGGATCTACAACAACCAACGCCAGCAGGACGCGGACATGTGCGCCATGACCTCGGTGTTCCTGGCCGGACCTGAGCCGGTGGCCGGTCCGGCCGGTGACCGGGCGCGCGTGGTCCGGGACGCGCTGGTCAAGTACCGAGCGAGCCGGGATTGTCCCTCCCCGTAGCGCGCGGCCACCTTCTCCACCGTCCACTACGTTACAGCCTTGACTGTGGAGTGTCAACAGCAAAGCGGCCCCGGACCTTTCGGTCCGGGGCCGCGCCCTTGCGGGCTACGCCTTGCGGCGCGCCACCATCACCAGCTCCTCGCGGAGGAACTCCGTCGTGAAACGGTCGCTCCAGGTCTTGCCCTCGGCGACCATGTGGACCTTCATCCCGGTTTCCAGCGAGGACCCTGCCACCACGTAGAGCGCGCTCAGCTCACGGTCCGAGATCAGGTCACCGTTCTCGACCTTGCTGGCGTTCGTCATCACGAACTCCTCGTGAGTGGTGCCCACGGCCTGGTCGAGCCGGGCGGCCCGCGTGCCGTTGAACAGGTTGTCGATCTGGGCCACCGGCGCCGAGACGTTGCCCGCCTCGTCCAGCTCCCAGGCTGCGGTCCGGCCGTAGCCGTTGGCCGCCAGCATGGTGTCCGCTGCTGCGAACGAGGCCGGACGGGCCTCCGTGGCGATCGTCCAGGCCACCAGGCCGGAGCCGGTGCGCTCCGCCAGGACGATGGAAGCGCCGGTGATGGTGGCTGCGAAGTGGTTCATGGTGACCTCCCGGTCAGTGGTGGAGGGGGCTTGTCCCCCTCACATGAACTACATTACAGGCTTGACTGTGAAGTGTCAAGAAGAGACGGCCGCCGGTTTCCCGGCGGCCGTTCGGGGAGGTCAGACGCGCTCCAGCTTGGCCTCCAGCGCCATGCCCGCGTACGTCTTGCGGATCGTCCAGGGCGTCGTCCGGGTGAAGCCCCGGCCCATCAGCACGGCGTCCGCCTCGTCCGTGTCGGCCGGGAGCTGGAACCAGTCGGACGGCCCGTCGATCCCGGCGTACCGGGCCTCGCGGATGATCATCTCGTCCGCGTCGATGATCGCCGTGTAGGTGATGTCCCCGGGCTTGCTCATGATCGCTGTTCCTTCCGTCCGGAGGGGCTGTCCCCCTCAACAGCACCAACATTACCGGCATGACTGTGAAGTGTCAAGCGCCGTGACCTGGCGATCTGCCGCTTGTGGTCACGAACGGCGTGCCTGTATAGTCGGCACATGACTACGAGAGAAGGTGAAACCGTGACGACCCAGGACGAGATCCCTGACCGGTTCGTGGGCTACGGACCAGCCGCCGAGTATCTGGGGCTGAAGCGGAACACGCTCTCCAGCTACGTGGCGCGCGGCATCGGCCCCCAGGCCGAGGAGGACCGGCACGCCGACGGGCAGTACAACCTTCCCGTGTTCACGCGTGCCTCGCTGGACGAGTGGAGCGAGGCCCGGCCCGGCCAGGGCGCGCGGACTGACCTGGCGTCCGTCGCGGGATAGACCTCCGGGGGGGAGACCGGCGAGAGCCTGGCACCAGGGGAAACCCGGGCCGGGCTCTTGTCGTATCAGGCCGCCGAGTACCAGAGCTGCGAGACGACCTGGCCCGCGTACGGGCCTTCCGGCATCAGGAAGTCGCCGCGCCGGGCGACCAGAACGCCCTTGCTGACCAGCGCCGCCAGGGCCGCGACCCAGGCGCCGTTCGTGCGGGCCGCGTACTCGCTGACCTCCCCGGTCTCGCTGAGCGCCGCCAGGCCGAGCACCGTGACCGCCGTGGCGAACTGGGTCTTGCTGAGCTTCGCTGTCGTTGTCATGCCCTAACCTTACAGTCATGACTGTGCACTGTCAACGCCTGTGAAGTACTTCACAGCCGGACCTTCAGGGTTGACAGTTCACAGTCACGCCTGTAATGTTCTCCATATCAGCAGCGCACGCCACACAGAGGAGAACGAGATGCCCGCCGCCGGAAAGACCAACGCCAGCCGAGTCCAGATCAACGAGCGGATCATCGTCCAGGTCGTGACCTTCGCCGATGGGACCACGGGCCTGTTCCCGTCGGTAAACAAGACCGGCGAGGGCGTGCACGTCGCTCGGGTCACCGGCAAAACATTCGGGCTGTCAAACGTCTACCGGAACAACCGGTACACGGTGGAGACCACGTCTGGCACGTTCGATGCCGCGCCGATCCAGACGATGTGGCTGGCGCCGGAGGACGCGGCCGGAGTCAAGCGGGCTCACGTCGAGGCGCTGGAGATCGAGCAGTCCCGCACCGTGGCCGAGGCTGTGGCGCTGGCCGAGGTCGTGGCCGAGGAGATCAAGGCGGCCCACGAGGCCGGGACGATCGGAACCCAGCAGTTCCAGGCGCTGACCATGACCCACGACGCGGCCGTCCGCTGTACCCGCCCGAGCTACGGGCAGGGCACGGCGGGTCGTCTGGCCCTCCGCCACCTGGCCGACATCCGAGCCGAAATCGCTCTGACGTTGACACTTCACAGTCAAGACGGTAAGGTTGACACCAACAGCACGGACGACCTGGAGGAGACCGAGATGACCGCGTTCCCGAACGACAACCGCGAGCCCGCCGAGGGCGAGCAGGCCATGAACGCCACACCGGCGGAGCCCGTGAACCACACCGGCTCGACCGTGGTCAAGGTGCTGGAGAAGGTCTGGAGCCGCATCCGGGCGAACCACCCGGAGCTGCCCGAGGTCGTCATCATCACCGGCTCCGGGGAGGGCACCAAGTGGGGGCACTTCCGGGCCGAGAGCTGGAAGGTCCGGGCCGAGGAGGGCGCGGCCGTGAGCGGCGAGCCCGGCCGCCGCCACGAACTGTTCCTGGCGAGCGAGGCCCTGGCCAAGGGTCCGACCCAGGTTCTCCAGACCATGATCCACGAGGCGGCCCACACGATCAGCCGGGTCCGGGGGATCAAGGACACCAGCCGCCAGGGCCGGTGGCACAACGCGGAGTTCAAGAAGGCCGCCGCCGAGCTGGGCCTGGAGCACAAGAGCAGCACGGCCGACAAGTCCCACGGGTTCTCGTTCGTCACGCTGACCACCGCGACCAAAGAGCGGTACGCGGACCTGATCGCCGAGCTGGAGACCGAGATCAAGCTGACGGGCCTACTCCCCTTGTGGATGGGCGGCTCGGACCAGGAGGACGAGCGGGGCGGCGAGCGCATCACCGGCAAGCCCACCAAGGGCGGCGAGGCGGGCGGCGCCAAGAGCGGCCCGATGAAGGCGACCTGTGCGTGCGCCGAGCCGGTGATCATCCGGCTCAGCCAGAAGGTGCTCGACATGGGCGTGGTCCGGTGCGACGGATGCGAGAGCCTGTTCACGGCCGCGTAGCGCCGGGGCCGGGCCTACCCTCCCCCGAGGGTTGGCCCGGCGTTTGTGTAGGGCCAGCGACCCGCTGAGCGGGGCTGGCCCTACGTCTGTAGCGGAGAGACCCCTACGCCAGCGGCGGAGGCTATAGGACTCCTGACCTCGATGTCGCTGAACGCTTGA